TCGGGCTCCTGAGAACGTTCGGGGACAGCGTGGCCGCCTTCTGCCGGAGCATCTCGTGAGCCGCCGCAAGCGCTCCAGCGGCCTCGGCGTGCTGTCCGCCGTGGGTGTGGGCACCTACATGGCCCTTCACGTCCACCTGGGCGGCTTCCACCTGGACAGCGTCAAGGCCCCGACCCACGCGGCCCGGGTGGCGGTCCGCTACGCCGAGGCCAGGATCGGTCTTCCCTACCAGTGGGGCGGCACCGGCCCGGACGGCTTCGATTGCAGCGGCCTCACGAGCATGGCCTGGAAGCACGCCGGGGTCACCATCCCCCGGACCAGCCAGGAGCAGTGGGCCGGCCTGCGTCACGTCAGCAAGCCCGCGCCGGGAGACCTGGTGTTCAGCTACTGGACCGACCCGGCCGACCCGGCGAGCCCCAACCATGTGCAGATCTACGCCGGCCACGGCGACGTCATCGGCGCCGACACCACCGACGTGGAGCGCGTCCCGCTGTCCACCGACGCAGGCCACATCGTCGGCTACGCCAACCCCACCGCACGCTAGGAGAGTTTCATGCTGTCCAAGTTGCTGACCATCCCCGCCGCCGCCCTCGCCTCGGCCGCCGTCCTGACGGCTTGCGGAGGAACACCGCCGCCGCACCTTTCGGCACGCGCCCAGGCCATCGCCTACATGCGCTCGCACCCGGTCGCGCCCCGCCCAGGGATGACCACGGCCGTCGTCCTGTCGTCAGACAGCGTGGGGTTCCTGAAGGCCGCGGCGAGGCAGGCGCACTGCCCAGCCACGCTGATGGTGGCCATCAAGGGCAGCGTCGGCAACCTGCCTGGGTGTGGCGCCTGGAGCGCGACCGTGGAGACCGCCGCGGGCACTGTGGCACACCTGGCGTGCGGCAGCATCGCAGCCCGGCGACTGTGTCCGACCGACCTGCTCGCCAACGGCTACATCCCCAGCGACGGCGACTACTTGCGCTTCCGTACGGATGGCCGGATCACCGGCCCGGCCGAAGTCCAGGTCATCAGGGAGTTCGCCGTGGACATCCTCGGCCCGGATCCGGACAGCGGACCGTGGATCACCACCCGGGCAGCGCCGACCCCGCTCAAGCTCGCCCTGAGCTACATGCGCCGCCACCCCGTCCCGCACCGGCACGGCATGACCGCAGGGGTAGTCGTCAGCGACTACGCCAGCGGCACCATCTGGTCTGTCACCTGGACACTGACGATCGCGCTCCCCAGTGGGCCACCGGTCACCGTCCCTTGCGTGAACGGCCAGGTCAAGAGGACCTGCCCGTGGCTGGCCGGCCCTGACGTGCTAGGCGGTGCGGCCTCGCCCAACCCGGTCGGTGTCTACCTGTACTTCCGCAGCGACGGTGTCATCGCCAAGCACGGCGACACACACGTCATCGGGCGGGGATGGTAATGACCTGCTCCCTCTGGTGCGGCACCCGCTACCGCCGCATGATGTCTGGCCAGCAGTGCGCCGGTCACGGGGCGGTGGCCTGACCATGCTCGGGAGGCTCGCGCTCGCCGCGCTCGCCGCTGTCGTTGGGGTCGTCGGTGTCTACACCGCCGAAGATCTCATTCACATGCGCGCAGGTGGCAACCCTGCGGCCAACCGGGTGCTTGCCGACCAGCTGGCCGCCAGCGAGTACGGGTGGACCGGTTCGCAGCGCGGCTGCCTCAACACCCTGTGGCGGGGCGAGTCCGGGTTCAGCCAGTACGCCGACACCCGCCAGACCGGGCTCGACTCCGCCGGGGCGCAGGTGTTCGCCTACGGCATCCCGCAGGCGCGGCCCGCATCCAAGCTTCCCGAGGCTGGCCAGCCCGCCAGCCTCGGGGGTCAGTCCGAAGCCTCAGCCCAGGTGCACTGGGGGCTCCGGTACATCAAGCGCACCTATGGAGACCCGTGCGCCGCCCTGGCGTTCAAACGGGCTCACGGTAACCGGGGCTACTAACCCCACCGACAAGGAAGGAAATTCCATCCATGCCCAAGTACTTCTTCAAGACCCCGCACCACGTGCACCTCGGCCCGATCAACTCCTGGCTGGCCCAGCAGGGGATGTCACCGTCCACCCGGCACACCGTCGTCCTGGCGGGCCTGCTGGTGGCCAGCCTGCTGGTGGCCGCTGGGGTCCTGACGGCCAGGATGCGCAGCGGCGCGAACTGACCACCCACCAACCCAACCCAACCCGCCAACTAGGAAAAGGAGACAGCCCGGTGGCACGCTGGCCAACCCAAGAGCGGATCAAAACGGTTGCGTCCGAGATCCGCGATGCGTTCGCGGCCGGCGACGGCCACCGGGCTGTCAACACAGCCATTGTCAGCGCGCTGCAGCCCGCCGCGTCGTTCGCGAGGCGCACCCTGCAGCCAGCCCAGCGCCCCAGCGGGTACCCGGTGAAGCCTTCGGGCCGGGACCTCGCGGCGGCGTTCGATGTGTTCCTCGCAGACGCCCGGCGCCGCGGCGGCGCCGACGGCAGCGGAAGGAGGACGGCATGAGCATCAACGACATCCTGGGCTGGGGCCGCAGCGGTGACGGCGGCAACGGGGAAGACCCGCAGCCGCAGCCCGCCGCGCGGCCGCTGCACAGCGTCCCAGAGCCCCCCGTGCCCCCGGCTGACCCGGCGGGCCAGCAGGGCGCACCGGTGGGCGTGGTCACCCAGGTCCGCGCCGCGGCCTCCTTCACCCGCACCGCCGCCCGCGCGAACTTCAAGGCCCGCGTGGAGCAGCACGGCGGCCTCGTGAACTGGTTCTTCCACTACGACCCGCCCTCGGTGGCGCAGCAGCTGGAGTACCTGCACCGCCGCTCCTGGGTGACACCGGGCCACGAGGGCGGCATGTTCGACCGGGCCGGTGCCCGTTACCAGCGCCGGTTCGGGGTCAGGATCATCGCCCTGGCCGCGCTCGTCGCCCTGGTCGGTTCCCGGGCCATCGCCGCCGCCACCGTGGGGCTCATCGCATCGGGGCTCACCGTGGTTTTCCTGTGCGCCCTGGCCCCGGGTGACAAGACCGTGATCATCGCCGTGGCGCTGGCCCTGTGGGCGGCCGGGCTGGGCTACCTGTTCGCACCGTCCCGCAACAAGGAGGACTGACACATGATCAACGCGGCACCCCTGATCGTCGCGGCGCTCGCGGCGGCGCTGTGGGTGAACCTGATGCGCGGGATCGGGCACCAGAAAGACCCCGGCCTGCTCACGCGCGGCCCCGGCCGCTGGTTCGGCGGCAAGGGCAAGGGCGGCTCCCGCAGCGACCGCCCGAAGGCGGCACGCAGGCTCGCCATCCTGTCCTACCTCATCGGCCTGGGCCTGGTCGCGGGGATCATCCCGGTGGCCGACGCCCTCGCCGGGTGGACCTCGGGCAGGACCGGCGTGGGCTACCTCGCCGTGCTGGACCTGCTGCTCACCGGCGCCATCTGGCTGGAGGTGTGGCACCTGCACAACCACCACCCGGCCTGGACCCAGGTGACCTGCTTCATCGCCGGTGCGGTCACGGTGGACACCTACGCGTCCTGGGAGCGGATGATCCACCAGGGCGGCAAGCTGCTGCCGCAGACTTTCGCGGCGATCAGCCACGAGGCGGCCCGGCAGAAGTCCGGCAACGCCGCCAAAGCCGCCCTGCACAACCTCCACGGCGTCCACGTCCCCGGGGCGAAGGGGTTCCCGGTGTCGACCGTCCTGGGCTTGCTGGTGATCGGCCTGCTGCTGTTCGTCGCGGTCGGCGGCCACCGGCTGGTCAGCAAGACCCGCCGGCGGTCGCAGCGCAGAAACTCCGGGCCCGGTGCCGCGCAGCGCCGCCCCGTTTCGGGTTCGCCCGGCCGTCAGGCACTGGGGGGCTGACCGGTGACGGACACAGTGACCCCGGCGGGTGAGGTGAGGGGTGCGGTGCACCAGTACCGCGCCGTCCTCGCCCCCCTGGCATGGATGGCCGCCCTCGAGGTGGCGGCGGCCGTGGCCCACCAGATGAGCGCGGCGTACGGGCTGCTTGCCGTGCTCGTGGCCGCCGGGGTCACCGGTGCCCGCTACGCGGTCCGCCTGCGCACCAGCGACCCGGAGGACCGCATGTACGCGCTCACGGTGTGGGCCGCAGCGACCGTCTGGCTGATCCTCGCCGCCGCGTCGTCGCCGTTCGCCGTGCCCCACATCCCGGTGCTGGGCTGGCCGGTGCCGGTGTTCCAGGTTCTGCTGCTCGCCGGCGGCCCGTCGCTGGCTGTCCGCTGGTGGTTCGTGCACCGGGCACCTGAGCCGCCCGACCACCGGACCCTCGCCGGTGAGGTGCTCACCCCGCCCGCCCCCAGCCACGACGCCGGAAGCTACGGGCAGGCGGGCACGCCTCAGCCCGGCTGGGTGGCGCCCGCCACCCCCGAGGCCCCGCTTGAGGAGACCATCGTCCACGACGCCGCCCCGAAGCCCGGCGGGTGGAAGGTGGCCCCCAGCCACGACGCCGGAAGCTACGGGCAGGCGGGCACGCCTCAGCCCGGCTGGGTGGCGCCCGCCGCCCACGACGCCGCCCCGAAGCCCGGCGGGTGGAAGGTGCCACCGCAGACGCTGCTGACCCGGCCCATCGCGCCGAAGGGCGCGACCCCAGCGAACGCCCGGGTCATGGAGCAGCTCGCGGCGGTGCTGGAGCAGTTCGAGGTCGACGCCCAGGTCACCGGGTTCACCCGGGGCCCGACCGTCACCCGGTACGAGGTAGAACTCGGCCCGGCGGTGAAGGTGGAGAAAGTCACAGCCCTGTCGAAGAACATCGCCTACGCGGTCGGGACCGCGGACGTGCGGATCCTCTCGCCGATCGAGGGCATGTCCGCCATCGGCATCGAGATCCCCAACCCCGACCGGGAGACCGTCACTCTCGCCAGCGTCCTGCCCGCCCTGGCCAATGACCCCCACCCGCTCGCGGTGGCGCTCGGCCGCGACGTCGGCGGCGAGGTTGTCACAGCGAACCTCGCGAAGCTCCCTCACGTGTGCATCGCAGGGTCGACCGGTGCCGGCAAGTCGGTGTGCGTCTGCGGGCTGATCACCTCCATCCTGCTGCGGGCGACGCCGGATGACGTGCGCATGATCCTCATCGACCCCAAGCGGGTCGAACTCGCAGGCTTCGCCGGCATCCCGCACCTGATCACGCCGATCATCACCAGCCCGAAGAAGGCCGCTGAGGCGCTCGGCTGGGTCGTCGGGGAGATGGACCGCCGCTACGACGACCTCGCTGCTGCCGGGTTCCGGCACATCGACGACTTCAACAAGGCGGTGCGCGCAGGCAAGCTCACCCCGCCGCCGGGCAGCGAGCGCGTCTTCCTGCCCTACCCGTACCTGCTGGTGATCGTGGACGAGCTGGCGGACCTGATGATGGTGGCGCCGCGCGACGTGGAAGACGCCATCGTCCGCATCACCCAGCTCGCCCGGGCGGCAGGCATCCACCTGGTGCTCGCCACCCAGCGGCCCAGTGTGGACGTCGTGACGGGGCTGATCAAAGCCAACGTGCCCGCCCGGCTGGCGTTCGCCACCTCCAGCCTCACCGACTCCCGGGTCATCCTCGACGAGCCCGGCGCGGAGAAGCTCACCGGCAGCGGGGACGCCTTGTGGAAGCAGCCAGACGCCCGCCGCCCCAAGCGCCTGCAAGCGCCGTTCATCACCGAGCAGGAGATGGCCGATGTCGTGGCGCGGGTCCGCGAGCAGGCCGCGGACCTGCCCCAGCCGGAGATGGTCGACATCACCGGCGGTGACTCCAGCACCGGTGAGGCCCTGGAGGTCGGCGACGACCTGGAACTGCTGGTCGCGGCGGCCGAGATCGTGGTCTCCACCCAGTTCGGCTCCACGTCGATGCTCCAGCGGAAGATGCGGGTCGGTTTCGCCAAGGCGGGCCGGCTCATGGACCTGCTGGAGTCCCGGGGCGTAGTCGGCCCCCAGGAAGGCTCCAAGGCACGTGACGTCCTGGTCGGCCCGGACGGCAAAGACGAAGCAATCGCCGCCCTGCGCGGTACCAACACAGGGAGTGAGTGAGCCATGCCGCTCGCAGAAGTAACCGCCCACGCCGCCGCGGCGTCCCCGGTGGCACCCGTGCTCGGGCTAGGGCTCGTGATCGTCTGGGCCGCGATGCTGGTGACCCGGTGGCGCGGGCAGGACACCCCCGGCCTGTGGCTGGCCGTTATCGCCGTCACCATCGCCAGCGGGGCCCTGGCCCTGCACGGCGGGATCGCGGGTGTGTCATAAGCCAGTGCCCGAGCACCCTCGAGGCGGCAGGCCCGGGGTCCGCGTGGACCCTGCCCATTCTGCGGCGGCCACAACTACAAGGACATCAGTTCGGACTTTGGCGCTGCCTACGAGTGCCTGTCCTGCGGAGAGACGGAGACATTGTGATGGGAATGTTCAGCAAGCGCGCCACAACCCCGGCGGTGCCCGCCACGGGCTGGCAGCCGGACGGCAGCGGCGTCACGACCGGCGGGCCGCCTGTCGAGGGTCAGCTAGGTGCGGCATACAGGGTCCGCTTCATGAATCCGGCTGTGCCCGGCTACCTGATCACACTCACCTACTTCGCCGAGGAGGACGGCTGCCAGTACGCCGTTGGGCGTGTATGCCAGTTCCTCATCTGCTCCGACCCGTCAGACCCGGACGGTACGCGCATCTGGGCCGGCCCCGGCGACGGCTATGACCAGGTGCTCGGCCCGTTCCCGAGCGGGTCCTATGCCGGGCTAGCGGCGCTCGACAACGCCGAGTGGTGCCTTGGGCGCGCCGTGGACGTCGGCACCTGGGCCTCTGACGGTTTCGCCGGGTACGGGGGCTGACGGTGGGCATCTTCGGAAAGCGCCGCGCCCAGCGGGACGAGTTGAGCACCTGGCAGCCAGCGGTCGGCTACGGCGTCCAGAACGACAGCGCCAGGGAGATCGCGGGAGACGCGGCGGTCGCGCAGACCGCCTACCGGCTCCACTTCGCGCTCAGGTCCGCACCGTCCGCAACGCTGGTCATCTGGACGTACGCGGTGACCGCCACCCCCGAGGCCGGCCCGGGCCCGTACGCGGTCGGCTACCGGGGAGAGTGCTGGATCGAGGAGTTCCTGGTGTCCGCCTGGAACGAGGAGGACTGGGAGGGCTACTCCAACCCCGCCGACGCTGACGCCGCGGCGCTCGCCATCGCTGTCCAACTTTGCACCCAGCGCCGGGGCCAGCCCGGGGAGATCGACAGCCTCGGGTTCTTCGAGTGGGACGGGGTGCCGTTCTGATGGGCATTTTCCGCAGGCGCCGGACCCAGTCTGCGGGGTGGAGGCCGCTGCGGCGCACCAGCATCCCGCTCACCGGCACCGACGCGGGCATGGGCGATGGCGACCAGGTGTTCGCGGTCGCCCACATGGTGGCGTTCGGGATGCAGCACCCTGACGGCGCAGTGATCACCGTCTGTGCGTACGCGTCCTACGCGTCCCATTTCACTGAGCCCGACCGCTACGGCGTGAGGCTGCGCTACCACTACACGTCGGAGGCGCACCCCGGCTGGGTTTACACCGGCCGGGAGCCCGGCCCGTGGGACACCACCGCCTACGCGGGCAGGGCCGATGACCAGGCCCGCGAACTGGCGGACCTGCTCGCATCCGGAACCGAGGACGTGTCCGCGTGGCTGCCGAGGATCTTCGGCTGGGACGGCGAGTGGTTCGCGGTTGCAGAAGCCAGGGAGGTCTGAGCGATGGGACTGTTTAGCGGGCCCAGGATGTCGGACGCCGAGTACGCCACGTCTGTGCCAGGAGCCACTCATGTGCTGGCGTGGCTGCCGGCCGGCCTCACCGAAGACGGGAGCGGCTGGGAACTGCTCACGGCCACCGACTTTAGCGTCAGCTGGGCCGGCCACTGGGCGGCGGTCGTCTTCGACGCCCCAGAGGACGCCGACCCGGGCTACCTGGCCGCGAGCGTGGCGGAGGAGCTCGCGCAGCCGGTGACGCTCACCGCAGACACGCGGGATATCAAGCTCAGCCCGCGCCGTCTGCGCTGGTACCGCCAGCCCATCTACTGGGTGATCCCGGCAGGGGGGTGCTGACAATGGGACTTTTCGGCAAGCGCCAGCCAGCGGCACCCGCCCACCTTCCAGCCGACTGCACTGCATGCGGCCTGCCCCTCGCCGGGGCTCACGACGGCTGGGAACACGCGATCTGCGAACGGCTGCGCGCGGCGGAGGACGCCGCCGCCGAGGTCCACGACAACGGGCCACTAGAAGACGTCGAGCCCAAGCTCCGCAGCAAGGACCTGTGCCCGTGGCAGATCCGGGCGCGTGGATGGGATGGCGGCGGCATCTACTGCGGCCGAGACATCACCGACACCGGCGGGGACGACCCGGACCTGTTCTGCCTTGAGCACCAGGCCAAGTTCTACGGCGACGAAGAAGGCGCGGCGCAGGAGCGAAACGAGCACATGTGGAACCTGCTCGAACAGGCGGGCGCGCTCCAATTCAACACAGCCGGCCAGCCGGAGTGGAGGAACTGACGATGGGACTGTTCAGCAAGCGCGGCGCCCAGCCCGCAGCGACAGACGGCTGGCAGACGGACAGCAGTGGCGTGCTCGGCCACCTCGACAACGCCAGCCTGGGCGATGCCCACTCCGGGCAGTCGTACAGCTTCCGCCTGATGAACCCCGCAATGCCGGGCCGGTTCATCACCATCACCTACTACCCGGTGCAGTACGAGTCATGGCAGAGCCCCGAGTGGGGTGTCGAGCGGAAGGTCGAATGGTGGATCAACGACCCGTCGTTCACCGACAGCATCCGGCAGTGGGAGGACTCCGAGACCGACTTGGTGAACCCGACCGCGCTGGGCACCCGCGAGGAGGCCGAGCGGATGGCCGTCCAGTTCGCTAACGAGGACGCCGCCGACCCCGCCGAATACGGCACCTGGGACGGCCAGCCGGAAGGGGGGAACTGACGATGCCAGCCAAGTGGCCAGAGGAGGACCGCGTGGCTGAAGAGGTCGACGCCGTCCGCAGGCTGCTCGAACGAGGGGACGGGAGGCGGGCTGTTAACGCCGCTCTCCACACCTTGCAGATCGCCAGTTCCTACGTGCGCAGGTGCCGGCCGGACGACGGCTCCCTGTGGGACGCCGAGGTCGCGGGGGCCGCGCTGGCGCTGGCGATCCGCCTGCACCGGTACCAGCCACGGGCGCTGGCACAAGTACGCGGCAGGGTTGGCCGGGAGCACCTCCTGGCCACCCTCGACGCCGCACTGGCAGACGTGGGCAACTACACACAGGGGAGATCGCGATGAACGGCATGACTGGCAGTGCGGGCGGGTGGCTGGTATCCGGCCCCGGCCCGGAAGTGATCGCGGCTGCGGTGCTGGGCGACAGTGCAGGGGAGCAGGCGTATGCGGTGACCTTCACCCGGGCCGGCAAGCCCGGTGCTTGCATAGCCGCCTGGTTCCACCCTTGGCTCCGCCGTGAGGATGACACGTACGGTGTCGGCGCCTGCTACCAGTACCGCGCCGGGGGGCCCGGGCGCTGGGGTTACAGCGGCCACGACACCGACCCGGCCGACGAGTTGTTCACCACCCTGCAGCAGGCCGACGACGCGGCCCGCGATTGGGCGCGGCTGGCGGTCGAGGTGCCCGGCCTGCTGCGGGACTGGAGCTTCCTCGCCTGGGATGGTGAGCCCCCTGTGAACAGGCCCCTCCCCTCCCCCGGGGGAGCGGGGAGAGGGGCAGAAGTGGCCCCCAATGCATCGATCCGCGCGCATCCGCGCGCGTGCGCGCGAGGGAAGCGGTTTGTCAAGCCACAGTCCCGGCTGTTCCGCGAGCCTGGCACCACTAAGGAAGGAGCTGGCCCAAGATGAACGTCATGCCCCCCGACCTGAAAACCCTGGCAACTCTCGGCGCCCGTGACCAGGTGCTCGCCGGGATCGTCCTGGTGGCGCTCGCAGCCCTGCTCACCGTCGCGGGCCGTTTCACCTGGAAGGCGCTGCGCAAGTACCCGGCGGACGCCCTGCTCACCTTCCTGACTGCGTCTCTGACCAGCGGCGTTGTCGCTACAGGCATGTGGCACTTCGCCGGGGAGGTGCTGCACTTCTCCGGCCTGGAGCGGTGGCTGCTGTTCGGCATCCTTGAGCTCACCGTTCTGACCTGCGCCGTCCGTGCCCGGCGGAACATCGCCGAGACCGGCGGTGCCGGCCCCGAAGGGGTCGCCATCTGGGTCGTGAGCGTGATGTCCGGGGCGTTCTCCGCCACGGCCACCACCTCGGCCCCGGAGGCGCTGTTCCGGCTGGCGCTGCCACTGCTCGCAACATGGCTGTGGGAGCGGTCGCTGCTCCCGGCCCGCCGGGAATCTGGCAAGGAGGGCCGCTGGCACGCTCTCGCGCAGCGTGCCCTGGCCCGCCTCGGGCTGGGCAGCCTGGAGCAGCACACCGACGCCGAGGCCGTTGCCCAGTGGCGCGTCGCCCAGCTTGCCCGCGCCGTGGTCCGCGCCAAGCGTGCCGGGCGGGTCATGCGGAAGTGGCGCCGGTACCGGGTGGATGTCCTGACGGTCGCCGCGAACGAGCACGCCGAACTGGCCACCCGCAAGGACCGCCGGGACCTGCTCCTGTCGTACATCGGAACCCTGCTCGGGACAGGCACGCTCATTGATCTGGAGCCGCCCGCGCCGTGGGATCCGGCAGCCGTGAAGCATGCTTGGGAGCAGTCCCAGGACATGTCTGAGGGCATGCCCGAGGAGGAGCCCGAAGCAAGCTCGGAGGATGCTCCGGAGCATGACGCAGGCAACCCGCCAGACATGCCCGAGGAGGAGCCCGAAGCAAGCCCACCCGACCGGCGCAAGGTTGCCCTGAAACTGCCTGCAAGCAAGTCCCGGAGCATGACCGCAACCCAGCTCGCAAGGCACGTCGGGGCCATGCTCGACGCCTACGGGCACGTGTCCCAGCCACGCATCAAGGGTGATCTGCACGTCGGCACCGAGAAGGCAGCCGAGGCGCTGCGGATCGCTCTTGCTGAGCGCGGCGTCGAGGGCGGAACCGTGCCCCCCCTTCACGTGGTCGGGAGCCAGGGATGAAGGGCTACACCCACGCACTGAGCGGCCTCGCCGCCGGAGCGACAGCAGGCGAGTACGTCACACACCTGCCGGTGGCAAGCATCGCCACCTTCGCAGTCCTCGCCGCCGGGTTCGCCACCGTGCCGGATCTCGACCAGTGCCATTCGACCGCGGCCCGCTCGCTGGGGTTCCTGTCGCACGGCTTCGCCTGGGCTGTGCAGAAGGTCTCGGGCGGCCACCGGCACGGCACCCACAGCGCTCTCGGCGTCGCAGTCTTCACCGCGCTCGCCTGGGCCGCCTGCCACTACCGGGCCACCATCCCCGGCAGGGCCGGCCTGGCGTTTACCGTCGCGCTCGCCGCCGCCTCGGCGCTGCGTGCGCTTCACCTCGGCGGCCACCACGGAGACCTGCTCGGAATCGCTGCCGGCGCCGCGGTGGCGTGGCAGGGGTGGGGGCTGGCCCTGATCCCGGTGGCGTGCGCGATCGGCTGCGCGACGCATCTGATCGGGGACGCCTGCACCAACGAGGGCGTCCCGCTGCTGTGGCCGCTGACCGGCGCCCACATCCGCCTGCTGCCCGAGCCTTTCGCCTTCACCACCTCCACACGCCCTGAGCGGTGGGTGGTCGCCCCGGGCCTGGTGGCAGCGCTCGGCCTGCTGGCCTGGCACGCGGTGACCCTGCCCATCACCTAGCCCCCACAAGCAGCAGCCCCCGCCCGGACCCGGCGGGGGCTGCTTCCATGCTCGGGCTACTTTGCGAGCACCTCACGCGGCCGGCTCCACCTGGCGGGCCCGACCACCCCGGCGGCCTCCAGCCGTTCCATCAGTTCACGTGCCCGCAGCGGCCCGACGTGCATTTCGGTCTCCAGCATCTTCTGTGTGGCCGTCCCCGCCTCGGTCACGACCTCGCGTGCCCGGCTAACGAGCGCGTCCCAGTCCACCGGGGGCTGCCGCGACCACGCGCGGGGCATGGTGCGGCCCGGCTTGCTGCCACCCTGGGGGAGCCCGGCGGCCTGCCGTTTGGCGATGCCCTCCCGGATGCGGCGCCGCTGAATGTCCCCGCCAGCCCCGGCGGCCCACTGGCCGAGGGCGGCGGCCAGCCGGCGGCCCTGCGGCCCGGCGGCCGGGAACCACGGCTCGGCCAGCGACCGCACCCGGCACCCCAGCGCGGCCAGCTGCCCGGCGAACGCGAGCGCGTCAGCGGCGGACACCCGGGTCAGCGACGCCAGCGACGGCACGACCACGGTGAGTTCCTGCCCGCGTGCCCGGGTGAGCAGCGTTTCCCGGCTGGCCTTGAACGTGGCCGGGGTGGGGGTGTACTCGATGGCTGGCTGCCCGGCCTCGGCGCGGAGCCGTCCGAGCTCGGCGGTCCCTTCCGGGCACCAGATGGCATAGGTGGTCATGGCTGGTCGCTGCCTTTCAGGCATTGGAGACGGCATAGGACACTTCCGGCCCGGCGGGGCCGCCCGGGTGGGTGACTGCGGTCAGGGCACCGGGGCAGGCCGCGCTCGCCCGCCACACCAGCGGCTGCCCGGCGCGGTCTTCGCAGGCACCTTTGGCGGCTTCGAGGCTCGGCCACGGCCCGAGGCTGTGAGCATCCGGCTCGCCCCCGGGCACCTGGGCGGCCCACGCGGCGGCGAACCTGGTGACCGGCAGCGGTGCCCGTTCGGCGGCGAGCTTGTCCCGCCACGCGCCGCGCTCGGCTTCCATCGACGCCCGGGTCACCCACTCAACCCGCGGCCGCCCGCCGGGCCCGGGGGTGATGGTGAACCGCAGCCCGTCCGCGCTGCCGGTCAGGTCGTTGCCCTTCTCCATCGTCACCACCCGGTACGCGGCGTTGACCGGGTCGACGGTCACCTCGTAGATGACCCGCAGCGCGTCCCGCAGCCCCTCCGACCCGGCGAGCTTCCCGGCCTTGTTGGGGTGGCCGATCAGCAGCACGGCCGGGCTGTCGGTGTCGGCCAGGTCTTGCACCGGCTCAACGAACCGGCGGGCACCGGCGACGGTCTGGATCGAACCCCACCCGACCACGGACGTCACGGGGTCGATGATGACCAGCTGCACGTCGCGCGGGTCGGTTTCCCGGTCCCGCAGGTATTTGATGAACGCCCGCAGCAGCGAAATGTGCCCCTCGTCCCGCGCGGACGCGGACAGCTTGAACCGGGTGCCGTCGCCGAGCTTGGTCATGTTCCACACCCGGGCGGGGTCGCCGCCGGCGGCTTCGATCCGTGCCCGAAGCTGCTCGGGGGTGTCCTCGGGCCAGATGCCCACGACGTCGCCGCCGCGGCGGGTCACCTCGGCTATCAGCGAGTGCGACAGCCGGCCTTTGCCGATCGCGCCCCTGCCGTACAGCAGTGCGGCGTCGCCGCGGGGCAGGATCAGCGGGATGGCGCCGAGGTCGAGCGGGATCATGGGCCGTTCGGGTACCCGGTCCATCGACGGGATGCCGCCGAAGTCGTCGGGCCGCAGCCCGGCTGCGGGTGCGCCGGGCGGGGTGCCTCCGGCGAGGGTGCCGGGCCAGCCTGCCGAGATCAGCGCCGAGAGTGCAGCCTCAGCGGCCACGGGTGCGGCCGGCTCAGCTGGAACGGTCACCGGTGCCGCCTCGGCCGCAGGCGCGGGCTCCGCCGCTGGCGTGCCCACGGGCCCGCACGCGGGGCATGTCACCTCCCCGGGCAGGTCGTCAAGGCATTGCCCGCAGTACCATTCGCCGTCGCCGTCATGCACCGGCCCAGCCGGCGCGAGTGTGGTGGTGGTCATGTCGAAGCCCTCCCGCTCCGTTACTGCCTTGGCAAGCTGCTGGCTTAGTGCCGGTCCCACGTTGGTTCGTCGTCTGGCAGGTTGTCGGTGCTGCGCCCCGTACGCTGCAGAATCTCCGCGATGTCTTCGAGCATCCCCGCACCCCACTGGGGGTCACGGAGGATGTGCTGGATCTGGTCGAGCGCGTCCTTGTCGGCATCGGCCTGGTATTCGCTGAAGCAGTCGGGGCAGGTCGGATCGGCGTTCACCCCGAGCCCTGCGGTGGTCGGCTTGCCGCACGACGTGCACAGCGGCCCGGAGATGTACAGGTGGGCCGCCGGGCTGAGATCCCGGTCCCGGTGCACGGTCCATCTGCCGGACCCGGTGTAGGTGGCCACCAGTTCTACGCCATCAGGGCCGGCCTCGGTCTGCCCGCCGGCCTCACTGGGCCCCCATTCGCCGGTCAGTACCGCGTGCGCGTCGGCCGCGAACTGGCCATGCATGTCCGGGGTCACCCGGCCGAGGCTCCATGTTGCGTCCACCGTGCCGAGGTACACGCTGCCTGAGTTGTCCTCGTACAGTTCCACGCTCGTTGCCATTGCCTGCTCTCCTCGCTGCTTGCTGCTCTGGTCTGACCTTCCATGTCCCGCTGGCGGAGGCGAACCGCCGCCAGCGGGCAAAGCTGGTCAGGCTGTCCGCTCGAACAGGTCAGGGATGTACTTGGCTGCGATCTGGAACATCATCAGCCGCTCCCCGCCGACCACGGCGTACTCGGGCTGGAACTCAACCGGGGCGTACGTCAGGCCGTGCCCGGCGCAGTAGGCGCGGACCGCCTCGTGCCGCCGCGCCCGCCGGGCGGCTTCCAGCTCGGATGCCGTGACCGGCGCCTTGCGCTCGCAGGCGTCCCGCGCCGCGCACTCGGCGGCGAGGTAGGCGAGGAGCTTGCGCGCCTTGCCCTCGGACTGCTCCCGCACTTCCGCCGGGGTGTCTTCCGGCAGGCGGGTGACCTCGTACGTTCCGGCGCGCAGGTTCAGCCGCACCGAGCAGTTAAGGACGATGCCGCCCATGCCCTGTGGCCGCACCCACAGGTCCAGGTCCGCCTCGGCCAGGTAGGGCGTTTCCTTGTCCGGCCACACCAGGACGTACTCGTTCCGCCAGGCGTAGTCTCTGCAGTCGGGCGCGAGCCGCACCGAGACCGCCGTGTACTCGCCGGCCGGGTCCGCGAACGGCCAGTAACCTTCGCGCAGCCGTGGTGGGATCAGCGGGTGGTGGTAGGCCACAGGGCGGGCCTCGTCCACCACGTAGCCCCACGGCTCCGCCGGCGGCTCTTTGGCGTACCCGTCGAACTCGGCGCCCGTGGGGTCGCCCTCGTGGATTCCGGCAGCCCGGTCTGTGCTTGTGGTGGTCATCGGTCGTTTCCCCCTCGTTGGTTATGCGGGTCAGTTGAGCTCGGCGTCAGTGAACAGGCGGGGCTGGTAGTCGTCGGGCCATGCGTGCTCGGCGAGCAGCCGGGCCGTCCCGGTCAACCGGGGCCCGCTGCTCGCACATCCCGTACAGGTCACTCAAGGTGTAGGTGCCGGACTCCAGGGTCCGCAACACGTCCGCCTCGGTTGCCAGCGCGCCGGTTATCACCGGACCGCATCCCCCGTGGCGAGCTCGGCGGCCTGCCGTTCCCATTCGCCGCACGCAGCCGTGCCCGGCCCAAGCGACCGCGCGTACCGGGCCACCCCTGCCACTGCTTCGCTACGGGGGACGGCGCGTACCCGGTCGGTTGCGACGTCGTACACCGTGACCAGGTCCCCGGGTGCGACCGGCCGGCCGGTGGCGAGGATCGCGTTAGCTTCTTTGGTGGCTTCCCGCTCGGCGGCGTTCACCGTGCACCCGCCAGCGCCGTGACGAACTCCGCCGTTACCTGCTGGCGGTGCCCGCGGGCCTTGCGCCGCGCGCTGTCGCGGTCGTCCGCGGGCTTCCACCAGCGGCACACGCACGATGCGGTGCTGGTGAAATCGGGGTAGCCCCCGCGCCGCATCGACCCCGGGTGCCCCGCCCGGTGCTCGTCGGGCAGGTACATCACCCCGTGCGGCTTGCGCGTGCTGGTGTGGTGGTCGGCCGCCAGCATCGCCAGCCGTGCCGCCAGGGACAGGGAAACCGCCGGGCGTTCGCCGCTGCCGCCTATGGTGACCAGCCCGCGCCCGGCCAGCCGTGCCGACGTCGCTGGCGGGATGCCGTAACGAAAGCCGGCGATGATCCGCCCCGCATTGGCGCCTTCGCGGGCGAAGTACGGGGCGCGTGCCCTGGCGATGGCGTCAAGGTCGGCGCGCACCGTGGCCGTGAGAGCCCCGGCAGGGGTGAGCGGCTCAAGGGTCACGGTGTGCTTGCGCGGGGCAAACCCGCCGTCCCAGACGTCGCGCTCGACGACCGCCCCGCCGTGCCTGGTCGCCTCGGCCCGGTAGCCGCGCCGTACGGCGGTGCGGAGCAGTGCCAGCGCGTGAGCCTCGCTGCAGGTGCCCTCGGCAATGGTCCCGTCCGCGCTGGTGATGACCTCGCGGAACATGTTCCCGGTCATGCCGCCGCCGCCTTCCGTGCGATCCGGCGGCCGTTCCACTTGGCGAACGCGGCTAGCGCCATCTCGCCGAAGGGTCCCGGCTCCGCTATGGCCGCGATGGTGAGAACCACCTTGACCGGCGTCGGGCCGGGAACGCCGTCCCAGGTCTCTTTCGTGTAGAACCTGGCCAGGTACACCGGCCAGCTGTCCCAGACCGCCCCGGCGCCCGCTAGTACCGCTGCGCCGTTAGCCTTGTGCTGCATCCTGAAGCCCTCCCGCTTCGGGTTGCACGGCCCTCCTGGTGAGGGCCGGCGGTCCCTGGGGGTGGTTGCACACCCCTGGGGACTTCCATGTAATGAACTCTACCCTACTAGACGTGTCAGTGGTGGGAGATTCAGCCCGTGACCTGCGCCTCTTCGCACACCCGCCGCGCCGCCTCATCCACCAGCGCCGCCATATCGGCCGCGGACATGCGCCCGGTCACCTTGTGATAGGGGACAGTGTCGGTCCAGTCCAGCCGCGCCGCAGCCCTGGTCACCACGGGCCCGTCATTGAGCATCGCCGGAATCGTGACGGACTTCCCGCTGACCCGGAGCACCTCGAACCACGTGCCCAGGAACCGCACATAGTCACCCTTGGTGAAGTCTTCGCGGCTCCAGACCTTGACCCCGGCCGCCTGCGCGGCCTTGACGAGCTCCCGCCAGTAGGTGAGCTGCTCGCGCACGCCGGCAAGCTCGGCCGTGAGCCGCTCCAGCTGGCCACCGGTGGCGGGCGGCACTTCGCGGGTGTAGGGGTGCTGCCCGCGCGTCCCGCCCTCGATGTCCCGCAAGAGCCCGCGCTCGGCCGCCTCTAGCTTCCCGATGCGCCGCAGCGTGGCCGGGACACTTTCCCGCCTCGCCTGATACCGCTCCGCGGTCCCGGCGCGGCCCGCGTGGTGTTCGGCCCGCTCCGCTTCGGCGCGTCCCCGGCGCCTCAGCGATTCGGCCCGTTCCAGGTCCCGGCGGTGCCTGCGCTCGGAGTGGTGCCCAACGAGGATCGGCTGCCCCATAGGGATCATGTCCAGAATCCCATGTTCCCCGCCGTACGCGGCTTGCGACTTCGCCCCGGCGCTCCGTGCCACGCCGTTGTGGTAGTCGGCCCGGTCCCCGGCCCGTTCGTACCGCTCGGCCTCAGCGCCGGCGAACGACCGCGCCGACTCCGCGCTGTCGTCGACCTCGACCGTGACAGTGTGCCCCGCCTTGCGGAGCGCTTCAGCGGCCTGGTCGATACGCCACGTCTTCGCGGCGCGGTCCCGCGACTGCCCTAGCCCGATCTGGCCGAGGCTGCGGAAGTACCGCCACGACGTGCCGAGCCCTTTGAGCACTTCCCATACGCCGTCACCCCGCCGCGAACCCTCGACCAGCGTCCCGGCCTCGTGCGTGTGGGTGATCGTGATGTCTGCCATTGTGGTGAGCCCTCCCGCTCACGCCTGCCCGGCCCTGCTGGCCGGGCAGCCGCGGCACCGCGCCCAGGTGGCGAACCCCGGGCCCGGCACCGTGGCCACCCGGTCAGGCGAACAGCAGGTCGGCGTCTTCGGTCACCTCGTACCCGTCAAGGTCTTCGCCGTCCTCGTCCTCATCCACTGCGGCGGCCCGCTCCGCGGCCGCTTGCACCGCGAGCGCGACCCCGGCGTCCATCGCGGCGAGCACCGCGGCCGCGTCGCCGCCGCCGATGCTGGCGAGCGCTTCGCGGATCTCCGTGAGCGTCTTGCCCTGCGCCGTTTTCGCCGGCTTGAACACGCGGCCCGGCATGGGGTCGGTCTGGGAGATGTCGAACACCGACGCGATTTTGACACCGCACATTTTCCGGACTGTCGCCTCACCCTCGGCCGGTGCCCGGTCCTCACCACTGGCCGGCGCGGCTTTGGTGCGCGGGGCGAAGATCAGCAGACCATCCTCGCCCTCCCGCACCTGCCGGCCGCGGTCCTGCCACTCGACGAACCCGGCCACGTCGGACGCCACCGGGCACTGCATCCCGATCAGCAGCTGATTCCGGAACGAGTACCGCCCCAGCGACGACCCCCGCGAAAGGAACTGCGCCCACACCGCGGGGTCGGTCATCTGCGCCATGCCGTCAGCCATCATCGCGGCGACCCGTTCCCGCTTGGCGTCCACATAGGCGCGCTTCTCATCCGTGGTGAGCTTGCCCCGCTTGCGTGGCGCCTCAGCCGCGGGCACCGCTTCCGGCGCCGCAACCTCGATCGCGGGCACCGTGACAAGCACGGTTCGCACGTCGGTCCCTGACTCGCGGAAAGCCTGCCCGGGCAGGTCCTCTATCACCCCGCCGGCCTGCTCGACCAGGTCCCGGAACCCGGCGGTGCGCTTGTCGGAGCGGAACGACGTGCCCGCGGACATGACCGAGACCAGCACCCCGCCCGGGCGCAGGAACCGCAGCGCGTGAAGCACATGCGCGATGTCGGCCTTCCCTGCAAACGGCGGGTTCATCAGCACCCGGTCATACTCGGGGCGCGGCTCGACGGTCAGGAAGTCCGCGACGGTCACCGACCGTGCCACACCCACGGGGATCTGCCCGGCCCGCCCGGCGTCCATCTCGACGCAGTCGACCTGGTACCCGTACCCGGCCGCCCGGGCGGCTATCGCCCCCGTGCCCGCGGACGGTTCCAGCGCGGCCAGCTGGTGGTCACCCGGCTCGATCCCTGCGGCGTCAAGGATCCGCGACACCACGGCCGGCGGGGTGGGGAACCACCCGGCCTCCTGCGGTGTGGCGACCTCACCGGAACCGAGCAGGCCGGCGAGCACGGGCCCGGCGTCGCCCTGGAACACGTGCGCCTTATCGCGCCGCGACCACTTGCCCCCCGCGGCCTCCAGCACCTTGTTAACCGCAACGTACTGCGGCCGGTCCAGCCGGTCAGTCACTACCAGCCTGGGCCCGTCGACCGTTGCCCGGCCCAGAATCCCCAGCACTTCCGCGCTGATCGCTGCCATCGTGTTTTCCCCTCGTGTCCAGGCCAGCCCCTCCCGGCTGGCCATGACACCGCGCGGGGGTTGCCCGCCCGGCATCATGGCCAGCCGGTCAGCCAGCCTGCGTGAGAGTCAGGAACAGGTCAGCGTCCGGCTGCCCAGCACCGCCGCCGTACAGCCGGACGGTCCCATCTGCGGCCACTTCCGCCTGCCCGGCCTTCGGCCACGGGATACCCCACTGTGAGCCGCTCAGGTAGAACGATGTGCCGTTGACTTTGGTCACGGTGGCCCGCCGCGTGCCGAAACACGGGTGATCCTCCCGTGTTATGTAGTGGTTTGTCACGTCGTACACCTGGCCTGCCTTTACCGCCCGCTTAACGTCCGCGAGTGTGCTCATACCTCGTCCCCTCCCGTGTCCCGGCTCGTCCATCTGTTCTGTAGTGAACCCTACCCTACTAGACGTGAGAGTAACAGCGGAACACGCACGCCACCTGCAAAGATTCCCCGCCACACGTACCAGCCCAGGGCACCAAACAGCCCCCCAAACACCCGACCCGTACCCAGCCCGCACCCCCAGCAGGGCAACCGGCACCCACACCGCAGGCACCCCAGCTCAAGCCACCCGGCCACCCGACCGAGACAAGGCACAAGCGCAAACCCAGACAGGCAAAGAGGAAACGCGACCCCGCCAGCCACCACGGCTCACAGGCAAACGGGCAGGGGGATGCCGCCCCCGCGCGTCTCGAGCCCCTGTTTGCGAAACGTTCTATGCGCGCCCCGGGTATCTGAACGTTGTTAAGGAGTGGCCCGTCGTGCCCTCCAGCGGCGGACGCGGTCAGCCTGCCTGCCGTGCCTCGGCCTGGATCTCAGCCCATGCGGCCTCATGCGCCTTGACGAACTTGACCGCGGCGCGCTTGCCGTCGAACGCGGCAGTGTGGCCGGACGGGTGCCAGGTCGCGATGACGTGCCGCGTGCCACCCGCGACGCTGGCGGTAAGGCTGAACGTTGCCCCAGGCCACGGGCCGGCCTTGCCAGGCTTGAGTGTGACGTCCCGCCCGTGCCTGTCCTTGAGACCCGGGATGATCGCAGGCTGGCCGCTGGCAGGCTCGGGCGTGGTCTGGGGTGTGGCCGGGCGGACGTGGGCAACCGGCTCGGCGGGCTCGGGCGTGGCGGCCGGCTCTGGCTTGGGCTTGGACTTGATCGCCGCCTGCCAGATGCGTATGGGCATCACCAGGCCCCGGAAACCGTCGCGCGGCGCCCCATCGGGCGTGACCAGCATCGCGCCGCGGGCCTTAGACCACGAGAGGCGAACCGTACCTTTCAGGCCAGCGAGCACACCGGCCAGATACAGCGGGTTGTAGGCCACCGTGTGACCGATCACCCGGTAACCGGGCCCGCTCTGGGCAACATCGCCCATGTCCAGCCGGCACGGCACGGCCGCCGACGATGCCCGCCTGCCGTCACGCCTGGCGGTAACCGTCACCCGGCCGGAACGGAACTCCAGCGTCACAGCCTCACCTTTCCCCGCAGCGGCGCCGGCGCGCTTGACAGCTTCCGCCAGGGCACCAGCGTCGGCCGTGGCTGTGACAGCGGCAGTCTTCGGCAGGAGTTTGGCGTACGAGGGGAACGTGCCGGCATCGCGGGTCCGGATGATCAGGTCCCGTACGCCGTCGCTCAGGCCGGCCATAGCGTCATCGCCGCCGAACCCCGGCTTGTGGCCGGCGGGCACGGGCGCCAGGTGAACCGACACACGCTCGCCCTTGGCGGCCAGCTTGGCGAACACGGCGAGGATCTTAGCCGGGATCGCAGCCTTGCGGCCCGCCTCGGTCACGGTTGCGGCCGCGGTCTCCACACCGAGCCTGTAGCGGTCGGTGGCGGCGAACGTGATACCGGCATCGCCGAAGTCCAGCAGGACGGCCGTAATGGCCGGCAGCGTGTCATCTGTGGAAGCGCACACACCCACCCGGCCGACCGCGCCGGCCAGAACCGAACCGTCCACCGAGGCGACCTCAGCGGGCATCGCCGGCAACTGCGGGTAGTCACCGGCCGGCAAGAGCTCCACCGACGCTGACACCCCATCGCATTCAAGCGTGAGCGTGTCCCCATCGGACATGGCCGTCACCTGCGCTGCCTTGCCCCCGGGCAGCCCCTTAACCGCGGTTGCCAGTTCCTTGCCGCGTGCCAGAACCGTTCCGGCGGCCGTCACGTCCGCGGGCACGCGCGCACGGGCCGTCATGTCGTAATCGAACCCCGAGACTGTGACCGTGCCTAGCGTGGCCTGCAGGTGAACCCCTGCCAGCACCGGAACCGCCGGCCTGGTGGGCAGTCCCTTGACCGCCCACGCGAGACCGGCCGCCAGCTCGCCCTTGCCTGCTGTGAACATCACTTCGCTTGCCATCGTGGGTAACCCTCCCGTTGCCCTAGTGGTCCGTCTTGGCTAGTCGCAGCAACCGCAGCACGGCGCGTCCTCGCACCTGCCGTAGCCTCTCGACGTGTAGCCGCTACGCCCGCGGCTGCGTCCCCGCGGCGCATCCATCGCAGGGCACCCCTCATGGGTGACCGCACCCGGCCCCCCGTAGCTGATCTGCGATCCGGCCTTGATCTCGCGCGTCGCCGCGTTGCACGTCTCCGCGCGGCACGTGTCCGCCCGCCTCGCCGTCATCACCTTCGCCATTGCCGATCCCTCCCGGTTACCTCGCTTGTGTGCTGGCTGCCGGCCCGGCCACCGGTGAGGGTGGCCGGGCCGTGCTGCTAGGACCCGCTCCCGTACCCGCTTTCGCAAACCACGGCCGATGAACCCTTGCCCTTGCCGTGCCTCGGCTTTCCCCACACCACGACGCAAGGGCCGTCATGGTGCCCCCCCGTACGCCAGTGCACCCATGCGGGCAGGGGATGGGTGTGGTGGTGGGTGGTTGCGCCTGCCTGGCTGGTGATGCCCAGCGCCAGGCCGGCGACTGTGACCACGGTGGCCAGGGCAGCTGCTATACGGACGTGTGCCCTGGTGATGCGGCCCGGCTTACGGTGCATGTGGATTCCCCTCGGTGTGTGCGGGGTGCGCGCCCCACTCCGTGTCTTGCGTGTAGTGAACACTACCCTACTAGGAGTGTGGTCACGCATCGTTTCCCGCACACACCACGAGTCGTATCCATGCTGTGACCTGCGGTGGAGTGGGCCACCGGACCCCGGGAACCACCCCACAACCCACACCCCCCACCCCGGGATCGCACGGGACATGCCAGGCAGCTACCGCGCATCTCGCAGGGCTCCCGGCTCAAACGGCTAAAGGCGCATTCCGCGCATTCCGTGTGTGGTGTGTGGTGCGCTGGTCCACCTGTCCTGACGTGGGACGATGGTGTGCATGACCGAGGCTGAGGGCGCCGCCGTACCGTCCGGGGCAATCACGCACATAGCCGGGGCTCAGGTCCAGGTCGGTTCGCGTCTGCGGCAGCGGTGCTCGTGGTGCGGTGCTGTGCTGTGTGACTACGACCTGGAACGGGTCGCGGTGCCTGAGGGGCAGGACCCGCGGCCGGGGATGTGGGAGACGGGCGCGCTGGTGGAGGTGGATGGTGGCGTTTCGTGGGTTCTGGACCACAAGGACGGCGACCAGATCCCGGCGAACGCCTGCGCCCGGCTCGACGACGCGGTGACGGCCTGAGATGGCAGATGGAAGGGGAACGGGGATGACACCAAGCGTTGGGCTTATCGTCCACTACGTCAGCCACGGCACGCCGGGCGGGGACCCGGAGTTCCCCTGACGGGCGCGGGGTGACGCGGCGTACGCAACCGGTCATGTGGTGGTAGCACAATGTGATCATGAGCGACCAACCACCGGCCGCCGCGCCGGCCGCTAACGGCTCGTCCGCCCCGCAGGACCCGATGGCCCTGGTCCACAAAATCCTCGCCCAGATGCCCGGCATGGTCGCCAGCGCCCTGGCGTCCGCGCTCCAGCAGGCACCGGCCCGGTCCGGTCTGATGTGCGCGCAGTGCCTGATCGCCCGTGGCCAGTGGGAGGCAGCCCACATAGGCGAACTCAGGGCCGCGCACGCGATGGCCCTGGACGAGGCGGGGATCGCCGGGACCGACCCCCGGGCGGGCGGGCTGGACCTGACCCGGTTCCTGCGGCCGGGCCTGCTCCCCGGTGGCAGCGACGCGGCACCGCCACAGTTCGACGCCTGCGTGATGGTGGCAGGCACCGGGTACTGCGCGGCCCACACACCAGGCAACCCCGCCGCCGCCGCGGTGGGGGCACAGGGAAGCCTGATCCAGGTGCCCGCCGGGGTGGGGGTGCATGCCGCCTACCGGATAGCTACGACCGCCCAGGGGCTGCCAGGAGTACCGGAGGGTGTCGTGGCCGGGCTGCGGGGCTAGGGGTGGGCACCTACCGGAAGAAGCCGGTTGCCATCGAAGCCGTCCGGTACACCGGGTCGAACCGCCGCGAGGTCCTCCAGTTCATCTACCCATCGATGTCCGAGGACGGGCTGCACGGCGCTGAGGTGATGGCTCTCCCCGTTGTGATCGGAACCCTCGAAGGCGACATGACGGTCAGCCCCGGCGACTGGGTGATCAAAGGTGTCGCCGGCGAATTTTACCCGTGCAAGCCCGACATTTTCCAGGCCACCTATGAGCCGGCGGAGGCTGCCGGTGGATGACTGCCCCTTCTGCCAGCGCATCAAGGCTGGCGAGTACACCGGCCAGTCCTACGGCGTGGTCACATTCGAGCCGCTGCATCCGGTCACAGCCGGGCACCTGCTGGTCGTCCCCCGCCAGCATGTGCGTCACGCCGCGACCGCACCGAGCGTCACCGCCGAGGTCATGCGGCAGGCGGCCGGGATCGCCGGAAAGCTGGACACCGCCGCGAACATCATCACGTCGATCGGGGCGGACGCCACGCAAACCGTCTTCCATCTCCACGTCCACGTGATCCCCCGCCGGCGCGGCGATGGGCTGCACCTGCCGTGGACCGGCCAGTCGGCGGAGGCGGAAGCGGTGGCGGCCGAGCGGCAGCGCATCAAGCTGGCCGTCCTCGGCTGCCGTGACTGCGGCGAGATCCACGAGCCCCGGAACGCGCCCCTGACGTTCGGCAACCCCACGGGCGTCACCTGGCGTGATCCGGGCGATGGCCACGCCTACGCCGCCCGGTACGTCGTCCTCGGCGGCAGCAACGGGCTGCCCGCCGCGTGGGACAGGCTCACGGAGCCGCCACCGTGACCGCTCCCGTCGTCACCGTCACCCCCACCATCATGGGCGGCACGGTGGCCCGCTGGTACCGGGACGAGCGGTCGGCGGAGAACGGCCGGCCGGTGCTCAGCGCGTCACGCGACGGGGTGATGGTCCACGGTGAGGTCTACGTGGCCAGCGACCGCGGCCACTGGCACCTGCCCGGAGAGTGGATCGACAGTGCCCGGGAAGCCCACGCCGCCCTCACCGCCGACCGCAGGGCATACCTCGGGCATCTCGCCACCCATACGCACCCGTTCTTCGGCCCGCTGGTGCCGGTGGCGAACCCAGCCGGTGAAGGGCACGAACGCGGCGAACGCGGCCAGGAGGAAAAACGCGGGCGGCATGAGGCAGACCAGACGTAGCTAGCGGAGAGGCGGCGATTGCCGCAGGTCAAGCCTATCGGGGGGTTGGTATGACCAGGCAAAAATACTGGGCGCATTCGGAGCCGGTTTCGCAGCAGGCGGAGGCAGGGGAAAGTCAGCAGGAGTGCGCCCGCGACCAGTGGTGCAGCGGGTACCGGCTGGTCCCGCAGGACGGCGGCGGATCGCGGCGGGAACCCGGCCTGAGCTACCAGGCGTTCTGCGGGCCCGACGTGGCCCTGATCACCGGGTACCTGTCCGCCCAGGGGCTGCCGTCCGCCTACGGCCGGCTGGCGGCGGAGATCGGGGACCCGCCCAGGGCCGGGACGTTGATCCGTGTCCCGTTCGGCCCCCGGATGCTCCTGTCGGAGTATTACGACATGCTCATGCACCGGATCCGCGACGCCCTGTGCTCCTACGAGGAACGGGTCAGGACCGCGGCGAGCCTGGCCCCGCTCGACACCCGCCACTCCTCCCACCGTGACGGCCGCCTCGCCGTCGACCAGGCCGCCCGCATCCTGTCCGCTCACCTGTCCGCGTTCCTGGCGCTGCCACCGGAGCCGATGCTGCGCCACATCCCCTCCGCCGAGCTCACCCGCACCCCATGGCAGGACGCGGTCGTGCTGCGCCGCCAGGACGGCATGGCCACCCTGCTCGGCGACTTCTCCGGCGCCGAAGGCGGCAACGAGATATTCGACCTGTACCGCCGCTGCCTGTCCGCCCTCGGCGAGGTCGCCACCCAGCCGGAGATCTTCGACGGCATCCCGTGCCGCTCCTGCGGTGTCATGGGCCTCGAGCGGGCCGAGCCGCCGAGCGACCCGAAGACCGAGGCGGACTACTCCCGGTGCCCCAGCTTCTCCTGCGGGGACCGGATGAAGCTGGGCACCTACCGCGCCTGGGTGGCGCGCTACACCGCCTGGGCGTCGTCGCTTGGGACGCTGACGTGCCGGCGGTGCGAGAATGGCACCTGCGAGCAGTGCGTCTACGTCGGGTGCGAGTGCGCGGCGGCGGGGCACTGGCGGGCCGCGTTAACGCTGTCCGCAGATCATGTGACACGCCGCACATGGTCTCTGACTTGCGCAAACGCCACGGACCAATAACACTGTCCTCTGACAGCAGTGCCATGCCCCGGATCACTTCTCCGGGGCATTCGTGTTTCCGGGAGCGGGGTGAGCCCATGCTCCCCGAGCGAGGCGACGGCCTGCTGAACACCGCGGCGGCAGCAAGGCTGGTTGGTGTCAAGCCGCCCACGATCCGCCGCTGGCGCTACCTCGGCTACCTCCGCACAGCCGGCACGGACGAGCGCGGCTTCCCGCTCCACCACCCGGCCGATGTCCGCGAGGCCGACCTCATCGCCACCGAGAAGGGGCTGAGTGGCAACGGGCTCAACCCGCGCAAGCAGCGGGGCAAGCCGCGGGGCTACCGGCCAGACGCCGCACCGTTTCCCGCCGTCGCCTGAGCGGAGGTGACCCGCGATGACCGATCACGCCCCGGTCGAGCAGATCACCCACACCGTGAGCGTCATCTGCACCTCCACGGGGCCGCTCGTCACCGGCGTTGAGGACCCGTGGCCCGCCACCGTCCTGGCCGACGTCGAGGCGTTCTGCTACGCGCTGCGCAAACGGGGCGCCAAAGATGACCTGGTGATCGGCGGGGCGCGGGAACTGTCCGCCGTGCTGGACCTCGGCGGCGGCCGGTGAACCCGGGCGGCCCCTGGAACGGCTGGTCGGCCTACTGGCTAGCCTGGCTCGCCCTCGGCTTCCTGGTGCCCGAGCTGATCGCCTTGTTCACCAACCCGGCCAACACGCTGAGCTGGCAGGTTTGGCGGCTCGCCGGGGTCGGCCAGCCCGGCGCCTGGTCCTTCGCCCACTTCATCGTCGCCGCGTTCTGCATCTGGCTCGCCGGCCACTTCGTCCTCGGCCTCTGGAGGTGACCGGATGCCACGCCGCCGCCAGCAGGAGTCGATAGAGCGGGACGCCCGGGCACTGGACCTGCACTGCCAGGGGATGACGTACCAGCAGATCGCCACCGCGCTCGGGTGGAAGGGCAGCGGGACCGCGTTTCATGCTGTGAAGCGGGGGATCGCCGACCGGCAGCGGAACGCGCTCGCGCAGGTCGATCACTTCACGCTGGCCGTGGAGCGGATTCAGGACGGCCTGCGCAAATGCCAGGAGATCATCGAGACCGAGCACTTCGCGGTCGCCCCCGGGGGCAAGATCGCCACTATCTGGGACTCCGGGTCGCAGATGGAAGTGCCGGTACTCGACGACGGGCCGAAGCAGCGGGCCATCACCGAGATGCGGCACCTGAACGACCAGCTGATCCGCTTGCAAGGGCTGAATGCGCCCACAAAGCAGCGGGTGGAAGTGGTCACGCAGGACGTGGTGAACGACGAGATCGCACGGCTCGTGAACGAGGTCAGGGAGCTAGCCAATGCCAGCGAGACCGCTGGTCCAGGCATCCCAGTCGAGCCTTGAGGCCCTCGCCCGGCTGCGGGCGCAGAAGGAAGCGCTCGAGGCGCGGAAGCTGGCAAGGCTGGACGTCTTCTCGCTGATCGGGTATGAGCCGAACTGCCTGCCCCGGTTCGCCGAGCGCAAGCGGATTGCCACCGCGATGGGGGTTCGTGACCCGTTCGACCGGCAGGTGACTGAGGCGGGGGGGCTGCCGGAGCCGTGCGGGAAGTGCCCGCAGGAGCTTTTTCATACTGCGACCGAGTTCGACCTGCTTTTCGGGGGCTCCGCGGGTGGCGGCAAAAGTGTGGCTCTTGTGGCAGAAGGGCTCAAATGGTGCGCCCGGCATGCGGGGCTGCGGGTCCTGCTGGTCCGCCGGTCCTATGACGAACTGGAAGAAAGCATCTTCCCGGCACTGCGCAAATTCGGCAACGGCGAGGCGCTCGGTGCCAGGTTCAACAAAGTCACCCGCGAGCTGTCGTTCCCGAACGGGTCGCTGTTCCGCTTCCGGTACCTCGAAACCGTGGACGACGCCGCCCGCAGGCAAGGCGGCGAGGCGCAACTTCTGCTGGTCGACGAGTACACGCTGCTCAGCCCCGGCATCGTGGACTTCCTGCGGTTCGAGCGGCTGCGGTCCGGTGCCGGACAGCCGGTCATCGGGGTGCGCTGCACCGCCAACCCGGGCGGCATCGGCCACTCCGCCGCCGTCACCCGCTACATCGAGCCCACCGAGTACGGCCGCAGGATCGTCACCGACGAGCACGGCCTGACCGTCCGGTTCATCCCCGCCCGGGCCACGCAGAACCCGCACCTTGACTCCGGCTACGTCAAGCGGCTCGACGCCATCCCCGACCCTAACCGCCGTGCCGCCATGCGCGACGGCGACTGGTCGGTGTTCTCCGGCATGGTGTTCCCCGACTTCAACCCGGACCGGCACGTCGTGGAACCGATCGGCCTCCCCGCCTCGTGGCTGCGCTACAGCAGCGTTGACTGGGGCTACACCGCCCCCTGGGCCGTGCTGTGGGCCGCCGTGGACGAGGACTCCCGCGCGTGGATCTACCGGGAGATATACGAAAAAGGCGTCGGGGAGGAAGAACAGGCCCGGCGCATCCTCGCGGCCGAGAACGACGGCGAGCACATCACCGCACGCTGGGCGGACGACGCCATGTGGGCGCTGCGCGGCGACGCCAAGCCGATCTCCAGCGTCTACGCGGACGGCGGCGTCCACCTCACGGCCGCAGGCAAGGGGCCGGGGTCGCGGGTGCAGGGCTGGCAGCGGTGGCATTCCTACCTGGCCGAAGACCCGGCCTGCCCCCATCACCGGGCGCAGGGGTGGGAAACCTGCCCGAAGATCCACATCTTCTCCACCTGCCGCAACCTGATACGCGAGATCCGCTCGCTCCCGTACGCCACAGTGGGCAACCTCGAAGACTCCGACCCCAAGGCCGACGACCATAGCCTCGACGCTGGCCGGTACCTCCTGATCAACCTCGGCGGCGGTGCCCAGTGGTTCGACTCCACCCCCTCAGCCACGCCGCTGAGCCCAGGCGGCCCGCTGGCCCCCCTCGGGAAGTTCGCCGTCCGCGACACCCGCACCCCCCAGCTCGCCGCGGCCTCCGCAGGGCCCGGGCGGCGGCAGGGCGGCACCCAGACCTGGGAAGACGCACTAGCGGCCTCACAGCCCACCTGAACCGGTCCCGGGAGGTACGGTGCCCCTGACCGATCTCCTGCCGTGGCGTGTGGCCGAGCGGAAACGGAACGCCGCGCCCCCCACCACCCCCGCACCCATCCCGGCAGGGTTCGCCGGGAAACTGCCGGCCCGGTCCGGGTTCGTCCTCGGGGTGCCCCCGCAGGGGACCGACGCGAACGACTACACCCAGGGCGCGGCCACCGAGACCGACCGGGCGACCCTCCTGCAGGAACTGTGGGAGGAGTACCTGCGGTGCCCGTGGTCGTGGGCGTGTGTCAACGCGATCGCCCGCACCGTCACCGCGGGCGGCCTGGTCCAGAAGTGGGACTCCGACACCGGCGAGGGCGACCAGAAGCAGCCTGACAAGCCGGCGCAGGTGCTGGCGTTCGAGCGGCTGCTGGCGTTCTGCAACCCGGAGCAGGACATCCGGCAGCTGATGCGCAACGTGGTCGCCGACCTGCAGGTGTTCGCGGACGCGTTCATCGAGGTCGTGTGGCTGGGCAACCTGCCGGTGGCCCTGTACAACCAGGACTGCCCCACGACGTTCCCGGTGACCAACGAGCACGGGGACGTGTCCAGGTACAAGCAGGTCACCGAGTACGGGCAGGAAGCGGAGTTCGAGCCCCGCCAGATCATCCACATCAGCCTCGGGTCGGCCCGCCCGTCGATGCTGGGGGTCAGCCCGACGCATGCGGCTGAGGAGTCGATCGTCGCGTGGATGTACCTGCACTCGTGCGAGAAGGAGGCGGCCCGGCGGGGTTTGCCGCCGAACGTCCACGCCGACCACCCGGCCGGGACGCCGGAGCCTGAGGTCAGGAAGTGGCAGGACCAGTACCAGGTCAGCAACATCGGGCCGCAGAACGTGGGGACGCCGATCACCACCAGGGGTGGCGGCAAGGTCACCGAGCTTCAGTCGGCGAAGCTGACGGACATTCTGGCGGCGAAGAAGGAAGCCCGGAACGAGATCATCTCCAGCTACGGTGTGCCGCCGGCGAAGGTCGGGGTCATCGAGTCGGGCAACTTGGGCGGCGGTACCGGGAGCGACCAGAACAAGACGTACTTTATTGACCTGATCAACCCGATAGCCCAGCTGATCGCGGAGAAGCTCCAGTTCGCCCTCGGCGTGAAGGCGTTCGGCGTCACCGGCTGGCACGTCGCGTTCAACGGCGTCGACTACCGCGACGACCAGACCATCGAGAACATCCGCGACATGCGGCTTCGCAACGGCGCCTGGACCCGCAACCGGTACGCCGCCGACATCGGGGAGCCCCCGGTTGAGGGCGGCAATGACCCGGTGCTGGTCGCCCGGCAGGACATCGTCCTGTGGCGCGACATGGCCGACCGGTCCCGGGCAGGCGTCGAGGCGCTCACCAGAGACCCGGCCACCGGCCCGGACGGGCCAGCACCGAATGGCCCCCGGAAGCCAGGACCGGCGCCCACGGCGGGCCCCGGGTCGGCCGCGGGTAACGAGACCATCCGGGCCATCGTCGCGGCGGTCGTCGCCGAACTGCGCACCGGGGACTCAGTCCTCGAGCACACCCCGGCGCTCACCACGGCGCAGCGGGTCCGGAACCAGCTAAGCCGCAACTTCCCGGCCTCGTCGGCCGGCTGGGTGGATGACGCCACCTGGCAGGACGGGATCGTGCACGTCCCGGTGGACCAGATCGGCACCGAGCACGCCGCGTCGTGGGCGGCCGCGCATGACGGCCCCGATGTGAAGCGGCTCCAGCGCAAGCTCCGGAAGACCGGGAAGCTCAAGCCGCTGATCCTGGTGTCCACCCCGGGCAGCGCGAAGTACGTCATCGCTGACGGCCACCATCACGCCCTCGCCGCGATCAAGGCGGGTGCCAGCACTGTCCGCGCCTACGTCGGCCATGTGGACTCCGACACCGGCGACTGGGACGTGATGGTTACGCATCAGCACCGGAAGGCGGCCTAGATGAACATGCTCGAACTGCTTCGCCGCCTGCTGGAACTCGGCGCGCTGGGCCTGGCCATCGCTGTGACGGTGCTGGTGTTCGCGTCCGCCGGGCCGCTCCAGCTGCGGTGGGACCTCACTGTCGTCGCCTTGCTCGCGGTCGCGGCCGACGCCGCGCTGCGCCCCGGCCGGCCCGCCTGAACATGGAGGGGAAACCAAGCGTGCCCGAGACCTATGAGGGCGTCATCAGTCTCCGGTGGCGCCTGCGCCCAGGTGCCGGCCGGCACACCATGCCGCTGCTCGGCTCCCTGGTCGTGATCACGGACACGGCGGCCGGGGCGGACATCGCCACAGCCACCGACGTCCAGATCCACGCACCGGTCCACGGCGTTGTGACAGCGGACCTGACGCTGCTCACCGGCGCCGATGGCCGCCCGATCGGCAACGACGGGAAAGTCACCCTCGACGGCGACGGGCAGCCCCGCACGGGCGTCTTCAGGTACATGGTGGCCGAGGTGCAGACGAGCAGGCCCACAGCCCAGTGAGCGACCAGCCGCCGCAGCAGCCCCCGCCTGAGCAGCCGTACACCCTCCCGGGGACCACCCCGGCATGGGAGCCGTCCACGCTGCCGAACCGGCCTGTGACCGCGGCCGACGCGACCCCGTTCCTTCAGAAGATCATCGCGTAGCCAAGAGGAGCCGATGCCCGCCACCCCGCCCCGCATGGTCGCCTTCCGCATCCACGAGCGGGCACTCAAAGAAGTCCTCCGCCTGGACGAGCTCACCCTCGCGGGCGCGTCCACGGAGCGTTCGGGTGACTGCGTGACCCTGGTCCTGTACGTCGAGCGGGCCGACGCGCCACAGGAGGCCACGGAGATGTGCCCGGTGTACGAACGGGACACAAGCGCTGCGGATCCGGTGAGCCTGACCGGGATCAGCTGGTACCGCAACGGGTCCCACATCGGCGCGGCGGACATGCCCCATGGCTGACTGGAAGTGCCGCGCTTGCAGACGAGGCCAATGCGACGCCTGCGAAGTGACTAGCTGCGCCTGCGACCACGGCGACGCCGACTCTGACGCTGACACCTGAACCGCCCCCACCGGGGCACCCCGAGAAGCGCAGGAGGTGACCGGTGGGCTCCTACGACCCGCAAGGTGCCCTGATCTGGTGCCTGTCCGGTTCCGGGCAGTCCACCAAGATCAGCGGCGCCGGCGACTCCGGCGGCTGGGGCGAGACACCACCGGCTGAGTTCCCCGCCTCGGCGGTGAGCCTGGGCCGGTACACCGACGTCACCATCATGGCCGTGGCCACCGCCATCACAGCGTCCCCGTCGTGGACGGTCAGCCTCGACCTGTACGACAACCAGGGCAACCTGATCCCCGCCGTCCTGGCCCTCACCGCTGTGACAGCGGCGAACACGCCGAAGTTCGCGTCGGCCGGTCTGCACGGCCCCACCGCTGCCACGTTCCTGGTGCTGCCGCTGTTCGGCCGGATCTCGTGGACCCTCACCGGTGCCGCGGCCGCAGTGTCCGGGGCCGAGATCAGCGTCTGGGGGCGGTGAGCAGTGGCCAAGGCCATCGCGACGATCGGCGGGACAGCGGTCGCACCGGGTGTCAGCCTGAACCGCCGCTGGTACACCCGCGACGTCATCGCCGGTGCTGTGGCCAGGGCGCAGGAGCGCATCAGCGGCGACGGGCTGCCGCTGACGATGCTGACCCATCATGCCGCCAATGACGACTCAACGCGCATCGTCGGCAAGGTCACGTCGATGTCTCTGGCCGAGGACGGCTCCGCCCGGTTCACCGCCGACATCGTGGACACCGAGCATGGGCGCACCATCGCGGCGCTCACCGACGACAGCACCGGCGGCCCGTTCCTGAAGTCCATCAGCCTGCGTGGCGCATGGGAGGGCAAGGTCAGCCGGGTCACCGGCCCTGACGGCAAGCCCGCCGAGCGCGGCGACGGCCTGAGTTTCGACGGGTTCGACTTCACCAAGACCCCTGGGGTTGGTGCGGCCAAGCTCGACACCTTCGCATGGGCCTCGGACGGCCAGCAGGAGACCACCGAGCGTGTGCTCATCACCGAGTCAGTGGAGGGGACCGTGACGGTCACCGAGACCACCGAGACCACCGAGGGCCAGGAGGGCACCCCTGCACCGGCCGGCCCGCCGGAGGGCGTGCTGGAGGCGGTGCGGGCCGCCCTCGGGGTGGGCACCCACCACGCCCTCGGCAACGGCATCTGCTCAACCTGCAAGCCTGTCAGCGAGGCGAAGGACCCGAAGAAGCCATACGGGGACGTCACCTATGCAGACCCCGGATACCAGTCGGATGGCAAGAAGCGGTATCCGCTGGACAGCTCGGATCACGTCAGAAGTGCCTGGAGCTACATAAACCAGGCGAAGAACGCCGCCAAGTATTCGTCCGCCCAGCTCAAGCGGATCAAGGGCCGGATCAAGGCGGCCATGTCGCGGATCGGCGCGAAGGTGTCCACCGAGACCGCCGGGTGGGTGCTGTCGGAGCCGTTCCAGGTCACCGAGGCGGTCGCCGAATGGTACGGCGACCCGGGCAGCCGGGGCTCCTGGTGCATCAGCGCCAGCAACGGCCCGGTCAGCATGTCCCTGTCCAGCTACTCGATGGACCCCGCCGACCTCGACGTCATCCTCCGCGCCGCCGCCGATGCCGCCTGCCAGGCACTGGCCGCGCTCGACCCCGACATGGACGGCGACGTGGACGTCCCCGGTGTGGGCGGCGGTTCCGACACCGATGGAGACGCAGGCCGCGAGTCCGCGGAAGACCCAGAACTCACCGAGGCCACCGGCCCCGGTCAGCCCGCCGGAGCGCGGGAAACCACCAACGGAACGGAGGCTCCCGTGACCACGGAGGCAACCACCACCCCGGGCGGGAGCGCCCCGTCCGCCAGCACGCCGGCGCCAGCGGCGGCCGAGACGGCACCGGCCCCGGCGGCGGCCGCCGAGGACGCCGACGCGCGCACCGCCCGCATCGTCGCCGAAGCCCTCAAGGCCGCAGGTGTCACCCCGCCCGCGCCGCCGGTGGAGGAGACCGAGGAGCAGCGGGTCGCACGGCTCGTCGCCGAAGCCCTCAAGGCGCAGGGCGCCACCCCGGCACCGCCCGCCGGGGCCGCCGAGACCACGAAGGGCAGCGGGGAGGACACCGTGACCGAGACCGACGAACAGCGCGTCGAGCGGATGGTGAACGAGCGTCTCGCCGCCGCCGGCCTCACCCCGGCCGGGGAAGTTCAGGAGACCGACGAACAGCGCGTCGAGCGGCTCGTCACCGAGCGGCTGCAGGGCCTCGTCGCGGACGGGTCGATCGCCGTGCAGCGCACCGGCCTGGTCCGCGAGCACAAGGTCCCCACCGGCGAGGCCGGCGACCCGGGCAAGACCGCGGACGAGCTCGCCAAGACCAGCGAGGACGACTTCTACGACTACGCCGGCGCCGCGCTGGTGAAGAACGCCGGGCACACACGGGCGTTCGGCGGCGCCACGCAGTAGCCGCACCCCTCTCAGGGCCGCGTGGGCACCGCCTGCGTGGCCTTTCGCATGCCCACCCCGACCGCCGTGCCCGCAACGGGCGCGGTGCCTCCCAGGCGGAGACGGTCCCAGTTCCCTCATACCCGGAAGGAGCCATGCAACGTGGCTAGCCAGGTTCGTGAGGCGCTGACCGCTCTCGGCGCGTCTCCGTTCGTTCAGAAGGTCATCGACCCGGTTCTGGTCGAGCTTCAGCGCCGGTACGCACCCCTGGTGCGGTCCATCCCGTCCCAGCGGTGGACCACCGACGTCTACAACTTCAACCAGCGTACGACCGTCCCCGGTGGCGGGTTCGTGGTGGACGGCGGCTCACGGCCGCTGACCTCCAGCACGTACGTCCAGAACAGCGTCCAGATGAAGCACATCCTGTCGGTGGGCGCCGTCACCGGCTACGCGGAGGCGATCACCTCCGACCTCATCGGGTCGCTGCGCCGCACAGAAATCATGGGTGCCACCCAGGGTTTCTACTGGGACGTGGAGACCGGCATGTGCTGGGGCAACGCCGCGTCCACCCAGTCCGGCGCGCAGCCGCAGTACGACGGCCTCGACACCCTCGTCTCGGACTTCACCTCCGGGTACTTCAACTCGGTCGACTTCGCCCACGGGGCTTTCTCCCTCGGCACCATGGACAAGCTGATCGACATCATCGCCCGCAACGCGAAGGTGCCGGTCGAGAACACCAACTGGCAGTTCGTGCTGTCCACCACAGCCAAGTCCAAGGCCTCCCAGCTGCTCGTCAACCAGCAGCGGTTCGAGCAGGTGGAGATCGCCGCCGGCCTGATCGTGGACACCTACCGCAACATCCCGATGGTGCCCACGTCGTTCCTGTCACCGGCCGGGTTCAGCATGGGCGCGGTCACCGCGTCCACCGCCACCACCGGCGGCTCGATCCCGGCGTCCACCACGTACTACTACAAGGTGGCGCCGGTCATCTCCCGCCAGGGCGAGGCGCTGCCCTCGGGCGAGGTGTCGCAGGCCACCGGGTCGGGCACGGCCACCAGCATCATCACGCTGGCATTCACCCCGCCGACCGGCGAGGACGGCCTCTCCGCGCAGCTGTACAAGGTGTACCGCGGGTCTTCGACCGGCGCTGAGAGCTTCCTGGGCTACGTGGACGCGTCGGTGGGGCTCATGGCCGATGGGGTCACCCCGATCCCGACCACGAGCATCATCGACACCGGCACGGCCCTGGTGCCGCAGAACGGCTCCACGGTGCCGGGGATGCTCCCGGCCGCGTACTTCGGCACGAACGCGAACCTGCTCCCGCCGGCGTCGGGTGACGAGTCGATCTACCTGATCAGCCGGGTCAAGAACAACGTGGTCCGCCCGTACGTGCGCGAGGCGCGTCCTTTGGATGTGTATCCGACGACGGCGTCACCGGATTCACTTCCTTACGCATTGATCGGTGACCTGTGCTTCGCGGTGCGTTCGTCCAGGTTCGTCGCACGCGCCGCCCGGGTCGGAGTGTCCCTGAGCTCCTGACCTCCACCCAACCGGACGTCCGGCCCCCCCCGGGACCGGATGCGAGCGGACCGCCTGCCTCGGGGGCCGGGCGGTCCGCTCGCGCTTTACGGAAGGACTTTCCATGGACGAGCCCGCAGTCCCGCTCCGCAAGGCGTCGGGAGGCTGCTCGGTCCTCGGCTACATGTGGCCAGAGGACGGCGCTGTCGTGGACGTCGGCTACGCCGACGCCATGACCCTGCTCGCCATCCCCGATGCGGACTTCTCCGTCGCGGACGACGACGTGCCGAAGCACAAGCCGGCCAAGGCGGAACCCGAGGCCGAGACCGAGACCGGGGTCACCGAGCCCGGCCCGGTGGCAGACATCACCGAGCCAGCACCACAGGCCGGCGCCGAGGTGACCGAGCCGCGGCCGCAGTCCAAGCCCGACCGGCGGAACGTCGGCCGCGGCACCACCACCAAGCGCTGAGACAAGGGGCGGCCGACCGGCAGGGCAAGAGCGAGAAACGGTGCCGGGGGAACGCCCTCACCCTCACGGCACGCGGGGCTTCAGGGCAGCAGACGCCGCGTGAACCCGCTCGCCGCCGCCCCTCCCTGACGTCCTGACCGGTGCCGGGGGGTGGAATGCCCAGCACGGACACTGTCGAGCCGCTCTGCTCCGTCGGGGCTTTCACCGCCGGCGCGTTCTCTGACCTGGTGATCGACTACCCACCGGACGCCCTCGCGGACGTCATGGTGGAGGCCACCCGCAAATGTGAGGACGCCACCGACCGCAGGCTGGCGCCGTTCACCGGCCTGACCGAGACCACCCGGGCCGCGGGCATCGACCCGGACGAGTACGGCGGTGTGCAGGGGATGCCGGTCAGCATCCAGGCCACCCTCGGCCAGTCCGAGGCGACCGCGCTGGGGATGACGAACCTGGTCAGGCACACGTGGCTGTCGCAGTACCCGCCGCGCTACCCGGACCTGTGGGAGCCGAACCCAAACATGCAGGTGCTGGTGATCCGCTCCTACGGCGGCACCCAGCAGCTGTCGGCCGCGCAGATCCTCGACGGCCCCGACGACACCGGGCATGTGTGGTTCCAGCTCGGCCAGTTCATCCCCGTGGGCAGCAGAATCCGGGTGACCTACGGCGGCGGGTACACCGTCGCCACCCCCGGGTCGCTGAAGCGGGCGTCTGAGTACATCGGGGCGTCGATCGTGGCGCGCGAGCTCAACCCGGACTCCACGCAGCATGACCCGGACGCCCTGTACGCGACCGGGCTGAAGTGGCTCGGCCCGTTCATGCGGGACGGCGGCGGCCGCAGGTGAGCACCGCGGACGCCGTCCAGCGCGAAGCGGACTGGCTGGGCATCACCACCGACTCGCTCCCGGCACTGCTAACCTCCGCCGGCGGCTCATGGGACATCGTGCAGGCGTACTGGCCCGGTGCCCGGCTCGCCGCGATGAAGACCGGCGTCTACGTGCTGCGCCGCAGGACCCGGATGCCCCGCGAAGGCGGCCAGCGGATCCTCCCCGGCTACTCGTTCCTGCTGAAACTGTGCTGGCCGGTGAAGAACGTCACCGGGACCTCCTCGGTGGGGACCGGGCTGGCCGAGGGCGAGCAGCAGGCGTTCGACGACGCCATTGACCTGCTCCTCCAGCGGGTCGACGGCCTGCCGGGTGACAAAACCCACGGCGGCCGGTTCCAGTCCGTGGGCGAGACCCCGCCCGGGACGTACCCGGAGGTCGACTACGCCGACCCGGAGCAGACGATTCCCATGCTGTCGGCGCTGCGGGCGACGGTCACCTACAACGCGGACGACCTCGAAATCTTCGGCTGACCCCCTCTTCCGCTGCTTCCCACCATCAACCCCGAAGGGGGCGGTTGCGCGTGCTTGTCGTGCAGTGCGTGAACTGTCAGGAAGTCGGTTTCGCCACCGACCACAGCAACCCCGACGCGGCCCTGGAGTGCGGCTGCTGCCCCGGCGGTGAGGGGCACCCGGTGCTGCCGGACGGCCGGCCCGACCACGCGGCCAACGCCCTGGCGTGCCCCGGTGACCACGCCGAGCCCCACGGGGTGGACGTGCACGGCTGCACGGTGTGCCGGCCGGTGAAGGTGATCCTCCCGCCGGGCCAGGTCGTCATGCAGCACGCCGCGGGACAGGGGGCCTGACGGTGGGTGCCCTTGCGAACGCCGCCATCTCCAACGTCCTCAACGCCACCCTGCCGACCGGGGGGAGCGCGGGGCAGCCGGGCGCGTGGGTTGCGCTGAACGCGGGCCAGATGCTGCTGAGGCTCAACTCCTCGGCCTCCTCCGCCTCGGCGTACGGGGCGCAGCTGACCGGGACGGGCTACACGGCGGGCGGGGCTCCGATCACCGCATCGTCGGCGGCGAGCTCGGCCGGGTCGGCGGTGACGCTGCCGAACATCACGGCCGGGCTGTCGTGGACGAACGGGTCCGGGGGGGCCTGGTCGATCGTGTCGCTCGACGTCACCGACAACGCGGGGACGCCGGCCCGGTCGTGGTATGGGAACTTCACCGGGCAGCCGATCAGCATCGCCCCTGGGAACACGTTCGTTATCGGCTCAAATGCGGTGTCTTGCTCTCTGAACTGATCTGTCCCGCTTTGAGCAGTCCAGGGCGGTGAGCGGTGGGCGTCTACCTGCTCAACACCGCTGAAGGCGGCACCAGCGGAACCACGGTCTCCACCGCCAACTCGGGCGGGGCGAGCGGGAACGCCTGGAACGCCATCGTCCTCGGCGCCGGGGCGTCCCTCACCTACGACAGCGCCCACGCCGCGCACGGGCCGCTGGCGTACAAGATCAGCACCGGGGTCACCTCCACCAACTGCCAGTTCGAGTGGTCCACGTCGCTGACCGCCTCCTCCGTCAGCCAGGCATGGTTCCGCACCTACCTGTACTTCACCGCCAACCCTGCGGTGCTCACGCCGGTGCTGCGGGTGACCGGGACCGCCGCACGGTGCGCCACCCTGGCGGTCACCACAGCCGGTCTGTGGCAGTTTCAGGACTTCAACGGCACCAACCAGATCGGCACCACGGCCGCGATCCCCACCGGCGCATGGTTCCGCATCGAGGGCTACGTCATCGGGTCAAGCAGCGCCGGCCAGGTGCAGCTCAAGGTGTTCTCCTCCGGGATGGACAACCTCACCCCGGACGCCACCTACACCTCCGGTGCGGCGGTCAACACCAACGCCGCCGTGGCCGGGATCCTGTTCGGGGTCACCGGCACCGCGAACGTTGCGCCGTACTGGGCTGACGACCTCGGCCTCTCCGACACCGGCTATCCGGGGCCCGCCATCTACCCGGCGGTCCTGTCGGCCTCGTCCACCCTGACGGTCCCGGGCACGCTCGAAGCCGGAGCGGACCTGTCCGCCTCGTCGTCGCTGACAGCAGCCGGGCAGACGCAGGCACCAGCGGACCTGCAGGCAGCCTCCGCGCTGACCGCCGGGGGCGAGTTCGGCGGGGGTGCGGCGCTCACCGCATCGTCGTCGGTCACCGCCGGGGCAGACCTCGAGGCCGGGGCCACGCTCGCCGCGTCGTCATCGCTGGTGGCGGGCGGTACCCCGGCGGCGGCCGCTTCGCCCGCGGCCACCTCGTCCCTCACCGCCGGCCCGGCGACTCAGGCCGGGGCGGACCTTCAGGCCGGGTCCTCCCTCGGCGCCGGGGGCGGGCTCAGCGCGGGCGCCCTCCTCGCCGCCGTGTCGGCAATGCTCGCCCCTGGCACCACCGCCGCGGGTGCCCCGCTCGCCGCCGTGTCGTCGGTCACGGCCGGTGGCACCCCGGAGGCGAACGCCACACTCCCGGCCTCCTCGTCGCTCACAGCGGGCGGGGAGATCGCGGCCGCCGCGGTCCTTCAGGCGGGGGCTTCGCTGTCCGCCGGGGGGCGGCTGGAAGCGGGCGCGGGCCTTGCCGCCGTCTCGCTGCTGCTCGCCCCAGGTGCCACCGGGTCCGGTGCGCCGCTCGCGGCCTCGTCGTCGATCACAGCGGGCGGCGTGGTGGGCGGCGCCGCTGTTCTCACCGCGTCGTCGCAGGTGACCGCCGGGGCGTCGGTGCTCGTGCCCGTCCCCGGGACCGTGGGCGCCTGCGACCGGGCCACAGCCACGGTGGGGGCCAGCGACCGGGCCACGGCGACCGTGGGCGCGTACGACATGGCCGTATAGGGGGCGCGCGTGGCCAGCACCTACCCCGAAGGAACCTTGGTCAGGGTCGCCACCTACGCCGGGCAGGTCTCCAGCCCCACAGGCGGGTTCCGCGACGCCACCGGCACCCTCGTGGACCCGCTGGTGGTGACCCTCCGCTACCGCACCTCCGAAGCGGGGCCGGTCACCACGGTCACCTACCCGGCGTCACCGATCGTCCGGGACTCGGCGGGCCTTTACCGCGCCGACCTCGACTCCACCGGCACCGGCGGGGACATGTGGACCTACGCCTGGGCCGGGACCGGCGGGGTGCAGGCCGCGCAGGGCGGCAGCTTCATCGTCAAGAGCCTGTTCTAGGAGGCCAGCGTGCGCCAGCAACTGCCCGAAGGCACCGGCTACGGCCGGGAGGGGCTGACCGTCCCGGAGGCGGGCCGCACGGTCTACCCGGGGGACGAGTTCGACGCCCCGCACCTGGTGCCCGGCTGCGTCAGCCTCGAACCGCCGGAGCCGGAAGAGGCCACGGACGGAGACGGCGAGGGCGACTCCACCGGAGAGGCTCCCGCCACGCCGGGGACACCTGCGGGTGACGGGCCGCCTGGGGCCGCACCGGACGAGACCCCCACCCAGACCAGCCGGGCCGCCGCGCGCCGCCCGCGCCGCGACAGCGAGTAAGGAGCCCGGCCGATGGGAGTGCTGCCCCGCCTCACCAAGCTCGGCGGTGCCCGCGAGGACACCCAGAACACCTACAAGGCGCCCACGTTCTCCATCCCGTGGATGGCCGCGAAGTACATAGACGTCACCGACCCGCTGCGCGCCGAGGACGTCCGGGCCAACGACGCGGTGGTGCAGGCCATCGTCCCCGGGCCGAAGCAGGCCACGTGGGAGATCACCACCAACCAGTACGCCGACATCATCGGCAACTGGTTCGTCGCGATGGGCCTGTTCGACACCGTCACCGCCGGGATCTCCACCACCCTGGCGGCAAGCTCCTCAGCCGGTGCCACCACGGTCTCGTCCACGGCGAGCATCCCCCAGAACGGCATCGTCATGATCGGGTCCGGGGCGGCGCTGGAGTACGCCACCGTCTCAGGTGCGCCGACCGGCTCCGGACCCTACTCGCTGCCCGTCACCGGGTCCGGGTCCGGTGGGGGGCTGCTGTACGCGCACGCCTCCAGCGACCCGATCGTGTCCCAGTCCACGCACGTGTTCAAGCAGAACCGCAGCTTCTCGACCATCTGGCCCTCCTACTCGTTCTCCACCGACGACGGGGTGGACCAGCTCGGATGGCCGGGCCAGGTGGCGCAGGAACTGGCGCTGAAGATCGACCCCAAGGGCCTGGTCACGTTCGCAATGAAGTTCACCGGGCTCCCCTCCGCCACACAGGCGACGTTCGCCTACGGCGCGAGCAAGGCACAGCCGGTGCAGGGGTGGGCGTGGACGCTCAACAACGCCGGGGCGAGCAGCACGCGCGGGCTGACGATGGACATCACCCTGAAGCGCACCGGCGACGTCATCCACGCCTCCACCGGGCAGCAAGGCCCGCGGGAGGTGTTCCCGGGTGCCCTGGAGATCGACGGTGTTTACAAGGCAATCTTCGAAAACGACACCGACATCCAGCTTTTCCGGTCCTACCAGCAGACCGCGACGACGCACACCCTGACGCAGCCGGTGAGCCTCGGCGGGTCGATGCTCGCGGTCGTCATGTCCCAGTCGGGTTACACCACCGCCGACGTGGCCAACACGGGGTCCTACCTCCAGCTGGACCAGAACGTCACCGGCATTCAGAACGGGACAGACGGGGGCGTAACAGCAGTGACCCTCAGCAACTACGTTTCGACGGCCTACTAGGCAGAAAGCAGGCGATGCCATGAGCGGTTACGCGAACCGGGTCATCAAACTCACGTTCGACCTGAGCGAAGACCCGGCGAGCGACCCAATCTGGGTCGTGATCCGCAACCCCAAGCTCCTCCCGCCGCAGATGTTCCGCAACAGCGGCGCGGCCGAACTCGAGGTGGACGACGCCGGCAAGCCGAAGGACGCCAACGCCGCAGCCGACACCGGGGCGGCCATGGCCGGCAAACTGGTCATCGCGTGGCGCGTATACGACGCCACCACGTCGCCCGAGTACGACCCCAACACCGGCGACGAGGTCCCCGGCACCGGGCAGGAACTCCTCCCAGCCCCCAGCGGGGGGAACGGTGTCGCGCCGGAGCTGTACGCCAAGCTGCCGTCTGAGATCCAGATCAAGATCATGCAGACCATCGCGGAGGCCATAAACCCTCCCTCGGGCCAGGATGCGACTACTCCGAAAACGTCATCTGGCCCGCAGAGTCCATCTTCGACGGCACCTGGGGATCTGGAGCTGGCCCAGCAGAACTAGCCGACTACCTCCTGATGAGGGAGATGGGCTGGTCCTGGCGGGAACTGGAGGCGACGCCGATGTATGTGCGGCGGTACTGCCAGGACTTCGCCAGCATCCGCGCCCGGGTCGCAGCCGAGGCCGCCGAGCGGTACCGGGCGGCTCACGGGGGGTGAGGGGGTGCGGTTCTCCGAACTGCCCGCCTACCTGCGGATGCTTCAGGTGCGGGCCGGTGAGGCGGCGATCCCCGCGGCCGACGCCATGGCCGACGCCTTTCAGGGCCGCGTCGCCAACCACACGCTGCGGAGGTTCGAGCACCCGGCCGGGGAGAGGACCAACAGCCCGCCTGGGGCTCCGCCCGCGTATGTGAGCGGCGACCTGGCGCGATCGGTGACCGCGGTGCACGCGGGCACGCCGGTCCGGGCTACCGCGAGCGTGGCACCACACGTGATCTACGCGGCTGTGCAGGAATGGGGCGGAGATATGCACAGTCGCCCCGGCGGCTATATGACCTTTTTTTATGGGAATCCGTACCGGGCGAGGCATGTCTCGGTGCCTCAGGGACCGTACCTTCTCCCCACTGTGTACGAAATGTTTGCAGATGGCGCCCTGCTTAGGGCCGCAGCCGATGGGTTCTACGCGGGCATGTGGGGTTAGAACCTCGCTTCCTGAAGCGACTTTGCCGTGAGCCGAGCAGAGAACAGGGTGTTTGCGGCTTCCAGGGAGTCCGCTATCCGTCGCAGCCGGGCAGGGTCGTCAAGGGCATACCCGATTGCCAGGTTGCATCGGCTGCAAGCTAGTCCCCGCCGGCAGGTGCTACAGGACTTGTCCTGCGGGCAGCACTCGTGATTGTGATCAAAGACGACCGACTGTGGCTTGTCGGTCCGCAGCGGGTCGCCGCAGAGGTAGCAGCAACCCTCCTGGGCCTCCCAGAATGCCGCGCGGACCTCCCGCCAGTCCCGGCCGTGCTTGCGGTCATTCTTCACCCTGTACGGCCCGGTGAACGCCGGGCGCGGTTGCCTGACCGCAGCCTCCTTTTGACGTTGGGTAGCGGTCCACTCCGCTACCTTTTCGGGGTTGGCCTGCACGTAGCGGCGGTTGATCTCGCGCACTCTCTCAGGGTGTGCCTGACGGTATCGGCGGCCAGTCTCGCGCTTCTTCTCACGTATGCGCTCGGGGTGGGCCTCCCTGAACCGCCGGTTCCTCTCGCGGTTCTGGGCGCGCGCCTCGTCGGGATGCTCCCTTCGCCAAGAACGACTGACGCAGGACTTGGAGCAAAAGCGCGCGTCGCTCCTAGTCGCCGTGAAAGCTCCGCCGCATTCTTGGCAGGTCATCGCATAAGTCCGCTTAGAGGCTCTACTGGGGCGCGCGGATGCTGTATCGTCGGCCACGAAGGCCACCTCCTTGACCAGGGATGTGGCCTTCATTGTCTCACTAGGTGAGGATGCCTCGGGACTCATCTGCACTGGTCAGCCGGGGTTTATGGAGGATTAGTTCGGCGGGGGTGATCCCCACGCCGGCACTACCGGATGTCACCGAAGAGTTTCATGCCGACTCCGGGCCATATGTCGCCGCCCTGCGCGCGATGGAAGCCGCAGCCGACGCCGCAGCGGCAGCCAACGAACGCCTCGCCGCCGCTGTCAAAACTCAGCAAGACGCGATGGACACCGTGGTCGCCTCCGCGTCCGAAGCGGCCGCCAGCACCGACCGGTTCGCCGAAGCCGACCGCACGGCCACCACCGCATCGGACACCGCGGCCGAAGCGGCAGCCTCCCTGGCCCGGGACGTGGCCCAGGCTGCCGCAGCCGAAGACGAAGCAGCGCACGCGGCTGCCCGGCTGGCCATGGACATCGCCGCGGCCGCTGCGGAGACGGACCACCTGCGGGACTCGTTCACCGCCGAGACCGCCACGGCGGCCACTGCGGCGGAGGTGCTCGACGAGCTCGGGGTGGACGAGGAACGCCTCGCCGCCATGGCCGGCATCGCCGCAGGGGCGCTCACACGGCTGAACGACGCCACCGCGATGTTCGCAGCCAGCGAGACCGCAGCCGCGGACGCCGCCGGTGGCGCCACGGCAGCCCTTGCCGGGCAGGCGGCGGTCACCACCGGGAAGACCGCCTCCACCGACGCCCTCGCCGGTGCCGTGGCGAAGATGGCCGCAGCCGAAGAGGCCGCGAAGCTCAAGGCCGAGGCGTCCGCCGTGGCCCTCGCAGCCGAAGCGGCGGCGGCCCGGGCGGCGGCCGCCAGCGACGCCGACCTGGCCAAGGCAGCCCTGCTGCTCGGTGTCTCCGAGGAGACCCTCTCCGGGGCGCTGCACGCCACCGCTGATGACGCCGACGCCTCCGAGACGGCCATGCGGTCGCTGGCCGAGGCCGCCTCGATCCTGGGTGTCTCGGACAAGACCCTCGCGGCCGCGATGGGCTCGGTCACCACCGCCGCCGACGAGTACGCCATGGCAGCAGGCAAGGCCACCAAGTCCACCCTGACCCTGGGGAACCTGTTCGCCGGCGGCATCTGGGGCAAGGGCGCGGGGACCACCTGGCATTACCTGATCGACTGGGCGATCGAGTTCGGTGCCGTCCTGGTCCCGGCCACCATCGCCGTCGCAGCGTTCGGGCTTGCGGCGGCCAGGACCGCTGACGCGATCGTCACCCATTTCCAGGCCGTCCTCCCCGTCGTCGCCGCCACCGGGCAGTCGTTCGCCCCGGTCACCGGGCAGCTCAACCAGTTGTCGACCGCCCTGGCCCCTGACGTGCTCCAGATGTACGGGGACACCCTCCAGGTCGTGTCGGCCAAGGCCGGGGCGTTCGGGAGGATCGCCTCGCAGACCGGGAGCGTGCTCGACACGTGGGCGGCGCGGGCCACCATGGACCTGCGCAACAGCGCCACCGCGACCGGGCTGCTCTCCCACGGCGCCGCCGACCTCAACGGGCTCCTGCAGGTGCTGGCGAACACCTTCGGGGCGCTGGGCAACCTGATGCGCGCCGCGATGATCACCCACATCGCTGAGGACTTCCTGTTCCTGTTCGAGGCCGCGTCCAAGGTGCTGGATGTCGTCACCCGGCTTCCGGCCCCGATCCTTGCGACGGTGCTTGCGCTGCACGGCGTGTGGCTGTGGGGGAAGCTCGGCATCGCCACGTTCAACTCCCTCGCCGGCGCGGCCACCGGGGCAGCGACGTCCCTGATCGGCCTCGGGGTGAAGTGGGGGTTCCTCGGTGACGGGGCCATCGCAGTGGCGGGGAAACTCGGAGCGTCCGTCGAGGAGATGGCGGCGATGGGCACCGCCGCCGAGGCGACCGGCGCGGAGACTGGGCTGCTCGCCGGGTCGATGAATGTCCTGAAGGCCATCCCCGTGTGGGGGTGGGCCGCCGCCGGTGCCGTCGCCCTCGGCGCCCTCGTCTTCGCCATCACGCGGGTGCAGAGCGCAACCCAGCAGTGGGGGGCGCAGCTTCAGGCGACCATCGACAAGGCGTCTCTGGTCAACGGGATGAACGTCCTGTTCGCGTCCATCTCCAAGGTCTCCACCGCCCTGGCGCACTCCGACGCGCAACTGGCCCAGACGCAGAAGTTCACGGTCAACCTGCGCACCGGCCTGGAGCAGACGACCACCGCTTACGCCGGGCTGGCGATGAAGCAGCAGCAGCAGACGGCGCTGCAGCAGCACCTCAACGACGAGGCCCGCGAGGCCACCAAGCGGCTCGGCGGCCTGGCGGGGCAGTACGGCGGGATGAGCCAGGCCATCGGGCTGGCATCCCTGGCCGGGATCAAGTGGAAGAACGTTCTGCACGACACCGACGCCGAGTGGAAGGTCGCGCAGCAGCAGGTCGCGGCGACCGCCGAGGGTTACCGGATGATGGGCCAGTCCGGGTCGGGCCTCGCCAACGACGTGAACGCGGTCACCTTCTCGATCGAGATGCAGGACTCCAAGGTCCAGCAGCTCAACCAGGGGTGGCAGGCGTTCCTCGGGGTCGTCACCGGCGGGGAGTCGTCGTTCCTGTCGTTCGAGCAGCAGATGAACGGGCTCACCGCCGCCGCCGGGGGGCTGGGCGCCAAGCTGAAGATCAGCAACGGTGCCGCCTCAGCGTCGGCCACCGCGACAGGTGCCGCCGCGTCCGGTGCGGACAAGGCGAAGGTGTCGTTCAACGGGCTGTCCGCCTCGAACATCAACCTGCGGCAGTCGTTCCAGCAGACCATCAGCGCTGCATCGTCCTACCTCCAGTCGATCACCTCCATGGGCGCGGCGTCGGCGAACGGGGCGCAGGGCGAGAAGCTGATCTCGCAGGCCAGCAGGGATGTCGTCGCGCAGATGATCCCGCTGGCCTCGCGCTCCCAGGCGACCCGGGCCGAGCTGTACGCCCTGGCACAGGAGGCCGGGTTCCACGGCGTCAACAGCATGAAGGCGCTGTCGCAGTGGGTCGGGCCGGGCGGGGTAGCCGGGCACGAGCGTGACCTGAACCGGGTCACCTCCCAGCTGACCGGGTCGGTGTCGAACCTGACCCGCGACGTCAACAACCTCGGGTCGGCGCTGGGCATCAACCTCAACTCGGCCATGGCCAAGTCGGTGATGCTCGCCTCCGGGGTCACCGGGGCCATGAACTCTGTCGCCTCGGACCTGATGAACACCGGCACCTCCGCCACCAAGTCCGCCGGCGACGTCCGGGCGTGGACGCAGGACATGCTCAAGATGGGCGAGTCGCCGAAGCAGGCCGCCGAGCAGCTTTCGGTGCTCACCGAGCAGATCATGCGCGGCAAGGCATCCATGCTCGGCTCGCACGCCCCGGCGATGACGATGGTCACCGACCTCGCATCGATCGGGAACAAGGCACACCTGTCCACCGGGCAGATCGCGGGCCTGATCACCAAGGCCACCGGGCTTCCGCATCAGGAAGTCATGAACATCCTGATGCAGCTCAACGGGCACACGGCGGGCCCTGGTGACTACCACCGGGCCGGGTCCGACGTCGGCACCGGGATGGCGGCCGGGGTGCGCTCGTCCACGCCGGCGGCCACCAGCGCGGCCGGGGCGATGGCACACGGGGTGGTGGCGCGGGCCCAGTCGGCGCGGGGGCAGATGCAGTCCGCCGGGGCCTCGGTGGCGCAGGGGTTCGTCGGCGGCATCGAGTCGATGTTCGGGTCGGTCGCCGCCGCCGCGTCCCGGCTTGTGTCGTCGCTCGGCGGCACCGTGGAGCACCTGCTCGGCATCCACTCACCATCCACGGTGTTCCACAAGTACGGGCTCGACACCGTGCAGGGCCTCATCGACGGGCTCACCGCGAACGAGTCCAAGATCAAGTCCACCATCGCGAACATCCTCGGCGGCATCAAAAAGATGTTCCAGGCCGGGGCCATCTCCGCCGGGCAGGACTCCGCCCTGGTCAGGTACGTCAAGGCGGACAACGCCAAGCTGCAAAGGCTCGCCGCCGAGCGGAAGAAGATCGCCGCCCAGATCAGCGCCGCCAAGACCTACGACCAGAACCTGAAGCAGGCCCTCACCGGGTCCGCCGGCCTCACCGGCCTGGCCGCGGTGCAGAACGCGTCGGCCACCTCGCCGCTCACCGGGGCCGGGATCCTGTCCGGGCTGAAAGCCGACCTGAGTGCGATCCAGAACTTCGGCCGCGACATCCAGAAGCTGAAGAAGCTCGGGCTCGACAAGAACCTGCTGAACCAGATCATCCAGGCCGGCCCGGTGCAGGGCTCCCAGATCGCGGAGGCGATCCTCAAGGCCGTTGGCTCCCAGGAAGTGGGCGGCAAGGGGCCGCACGGCGGCACACCGGGGCACCTGCCGTCGATCATCGACCAGCTCAACGCCACCCAGGCGGCCATCACCAAGGCGTCCGGGCAGGTGGCCTCGCAGGCGACCAAGGCCATGTTCGACTCCGGTGAGGCGATGGGCAAGGGCATGGTCGCCGGGCTGAAGAAGCAGGAGAAGGCGATCGAGAAGGAAATGGAGCACATCGCCGACGTCCTGGTGAAGCGGCTGAAGAAGGACCTGAAAATCTCCTCCCCGT